CTACCCGCATGAGGGGGCCAAGGCCGAGTGGGAAGCCAAGATCGACGAGGGCGACGACTACCTGCTGGTCAACTATATCCGCGTGAGGTGGTGGCATGGGGCGGACCATCCCAACGACGTGAACGCCGCACTGCGGCGCTTCACCGAGACCTTCGACACCGAGGATGCAGCGGAGCAGGGTGGCGCTCCCGCTGCCTATGACCTTGTGCGTATAGGCGAGGAGGAGACTGACACCGAGATCGACCGCAGCGGATGGACACACTACCGGCTGGACGTGAGCCGCGAGATTGTTTTCGCCTGAACGAGGAGCAAACCACATGGATACACCGATGACCACGAGGGGTAGGACTATGCCGCCACCGCTCGACCCGAATGTCCGCGCTACTGTTAGCGTTCTGGAGGCCCGCGAGGGCGTGTTCACCTACATTGGCGGCAAGCTCCACTGCTACGACGCTAATGGTAAGGCCGTGCCGGTGCTAGAGAAGGGAGCAAACTGATGGAGCAGACTGTCGAATGGGGCACGACGCTGGTCGTGGCAACAGCGGGTCACGTCTGGGTGGCCAAGTCCATCACCTACGATGGGCAGTTCTATCACCTGCATAACGCACGCGCCGTGCGGCGCTGGGGCACGACGGAGGGTCTCAACGAGCTGGTGCGTGGCCCGACCAAAGATACGGTGCTTGACGCCCCTGCGCCCCTGCTGACGGTGGTGCCGGTCGCTATGATCGCGCTCATCCCGTGCAGCGAGGGCTGCTGGCCCGACTGGTGATGGGGGCGTGCGGGGTGGGCAACCACCCCATCCACCTCTGGGCTCTGCTGGCTGGAAAGGGTGAGTTTTTCACGGGTTACAGCATGGGTGTAGTAGTCAACCATGGCTACGGCGACGGCAACCATGGAAACGGAGAGGGTAACGGCTGGGGCTCTAGAGGCAAAGACAGCGGTGGCGGTCATAACTACGGTTGGGGTGGAGGACATGGGAATGAACGAGGCGGTGGCCCTGACTCATAATAAGCACCCCATCCACCTCTGGCCCCTGCTGATCGTAGGAAGCGTGCTCCACGACGACTCTCTGTGTGGTGAGAAGGACTACACCAGCAACTGCGGCGACGGCGACGGCGATGGTGCCGGACATGGTGGCATCAACGGTAACGGCTACGGCTACGGCGACGGCTTGGTGGCAGGAGGTGGCTGGGGTGACACTCGCTACGGCGACGGCTGCGGCAACGGCGACGGTAGCGGAGAGGGTGGTTATGACACTGGTGACGGTAGCGGGGATGGCAGCTGTGACTAAGCACCCCATCCACCTCTGGCCCCTGCTGGTCATTGGGTCGGACACTTGGTTTAGCCACAATGGCAGATGGACCGGTGACGGCGGGGGTAATGGCTGCGAATACGACGTAATCGGCGGCTGCGGCTGGGGCAAAGGCGATGCAGCTGATGTCTATGGCGGTGGCTGGGGTGACACTACTCGCGGCGACGGCGCTGGAAACGGTTGGGGCGTTGAAGAATATGACTAAGCACCCCGTCCACATATGGCCCCTGCTGCTGCATGGGTCCGAGACTTTCGATGCGGGTTTCGCCCTTGGTTACAAGGACTACCACAGTATGGTTAGGAAAGGTGATGGCTACGGCTACGGCGCAAGCTACGGCTACGGTGATGGTGACGACGCCAACGGCCACGGTGGAGGCCGGGGCGACGGCAGTGTCTATGGGATGCAAGATGGCGACGGGCAGGGTTGATAGCCCATTTGGTAAAGGAGACGAAAATGCACGACCGCAACTACTACCGGATGCTGACCAACGCTGAGCTGGTGGAGCAGGTTCGCTACGGACAGGACGTCAACTGGCATGAGCTGGCCATCGTGCTGGCCGAGCGGCTGGAGACGGTGCGCGAGGATACCCTCGACGAGCTGAGGTGAGGTTGACAATAGCACTTATCTGTGCTACATAATGAGGGCAGGGCGGAAGTGAGACCGCCCCTTCCTTACTCGGGTAAGGAAAGAGTGATGCAACCAATCAGGAGCAAACGACATGCTTTCCGCTGATCGGAAATTGAAGAAGGCCAAGCTCGACGTGATGCGCTCGACCCTGCCGGGTCTCCGGCTCTGGGCTGGTGTCATGTCGATAGGGAAAACTTCCCTCTCTGAGACTACGCCTACGGCCTATACCAACGGGCGCGATGAGGTCTACGGCACCGCTTTCATCGAGCGACTGCCGGTCAAGCAGGTCAGCTTTGTCTGTCTGCATGAGGCTATGCACAAGGGGCTGCGGCACCTGACCGTGTGGCGCAAGCTGTTCGAGAAGAACGCGAAGCTCGCCAACATGGCTTGTGACTACGTGGTTAACCGCACCATCAAGGCTGCCGACCCGCACGAGAGCGTGGTGCAGATGCCGCGCAATCCAGACGGTAGCTTGCTCGGGCTATACGACCCGCGCTTCGACGGCATGTCGGCCAAGCAGGTGTTCGACATACTGGAGAAGGAGCAGGGCTCCGGCGATGCAGGCGACGGTGGCGGTGGCGAGGGCTTCGATGAGCATGGCTGGGACGACGCGCAGTCTCTCCCTGCCGAGGAGCAACAGGCGCTCCAGAAGGAGATCGACATGGCGCTGCGGCGCGGTGAGATCGAGGCTAAGAAGTGCGGTGCTGGCAAGGGCGACATCCCCGCAGAGCTTGGCGAGCTGCTACGCCCGCAGATCAACTGGAAGGACGCGCTGCAAGAGTTCATCACGCAGAATTGCACAACCAAGGACGACAGCAGTTACCGGCGCTTGAACCGGCGCTTCCACGCGCTCGACCTTATCCTGCCCACGCCCTACGGCGAGAGCATGGGGCATATCGTGGTGGGTGCTGACCTGTCCGGCTCTATGTGGTGCGGCAACCCGTCGGACATGCAGAAGATACTCTCCGAGTTCGTGGGCATCGCCAACATGGTCAACCCCGAGCGGGTCGATCTGATCTACTGGGACAGCCACGTCACCGGTCACGAGGAATACAAGCAGGGTGACTACGACATGCTGCGGCAGGTGATGAAGCCACGTGGTGGCGGTGGCACCGACCCGTCGTGCGTCCCGCCCTACCTCAAGGAGAAGGACATCAAGCCCGACTGCATCGTGATGCTGACCGACGGCGAGGTGTTCAACCAGTGGGGCAGCAACTGGCCCGCCCCTGTGCTGTGGGTCATCTGCGGCAACCGCAACGTGACTGCCGGAACCGGCAAGACCGTCCACATGGACTGAGATTTAAGAGAGCGTGTCATTTACCTTACCCGAGTAACCAACCCACTACTACAATAGGAGCAAGCAACCATGACTACCATCAACATGAACCCGCGTGTCTCGCTCGTCGAGGCTGCCGACCTCATCGCTGCTGTCGGCGTCAGCAACACTGTCCTGCTCAAGGGCGAGAAGGGCATCGGCAAGTCGAGCATCATGAAGGTGCTCAAGTCACGACTCGGTGCCGACTATGAGTATGCCTACTTCGATATGGGCAACAAGTCCGAGGGCGACACCGCCATCCCGTTCCCTGACCGCGAGCGCAAGGTCATGGAGTTCTTCATCAACACCGCGCTCAAGCTGCATACTGGCAAGCCCGTGGTCATCATGCTGGACGAGTTCGGCAAGGCTCCGCGCTCCATCCAGAACATGATGCACACGCTGCTGGAGGTGGACAACAAGCGCATCCAAGACACCTTCCTGCCCGAGGGCAGCATCGTCTTCCTGACCACCAACCTGTCCGAGGAGGGGCTGGGTGACGCGCTGCTCGATCACAGTATCGACCGCCTGACCGTGGTCGAGGTGGCCAAGCCGACTGCCGATGAGTGGAAGCTCTGGGCTGCCGAGAATGACGTGCATCCTGCGCTCCTCGCGTGGGTCGATCAGACGCCGACCGTGCTGGCATCGTTCCGCGACTCGGACTTCGACGCTGATAACCCCTACGTCTATAACCCGAGGCGTGTGCAGGGTAAGTTCATCACCCCGCGCTCGCTGGAGCTCGCGTCCAACATCGTCTGGAAGCGCAAGGACATCAGCGCCAACACGCTGTTCTGCGCGCTGGTGGGCACCATCGGCACGGTGGGGGCCAACGATCTTGCTGCCTATCTCTCTTATCAGGACGAGATTCCGACGCGTGACGTTATCCTCAACTCGCCCGGCACTGCGCCTATCCCGACGTCGGTAGGGGCAATCATCACGCTGCTGTTCAACCTTGAGCGTGCTGTGGACGGTGAGACCATCACGCCGATCATGGAGTATATCGGTCGCCTCGAAGCCGAGCATCAGGCGGTGTTCTGCACCACCCTCGCACGGTCGCCATCCAAGCAGACCTTCGCCTTCCGCAACAAGGCGTTCACCAACTGGGCTCGGGACAATCAGGATATTCTGTGACCCCGGAGGTTATCTTAATCGATTAAGGTAAGGAGCAAACCAATGCCGAGAGCATCCGTTAGGAAAAAAGATGGTGTGGTCAAATACCGCAACATCACCGTCGATTCAGACATCGCCGACTTGTTGAACGCCAAGGCCGACGACCTCACCGAGATGTTTGGGTTCCGCCCAACCCTGTCGCAGACCCTGCGACACCTCATGAAGAAGGGGTAAGAGGGTGACCCCCTACACCCCGACCGATATGCGCAAGTATAGCTGCATCGTTGTGGGGGACCTGCCTGCATGGGAGGTCTCCTACTACAACTACCGTAACGAAAGACGCTCTGTCTGTGTCGGCGGTGTGGACGAGCTGGGGGCTTATGTCAGCGCCCTGAAGAGCTTGGACCGACGCAAAGCAAGAGCAGATAAACGAATAGGAGCAAACCAATGACCATCGCATCCTCCGCCATGCTGGTGGAGCTCAACATCTCTGTCTGGACCGCCAACAAGGTGGACAAGGCAGCAAGCCGCAAGGTGGCTGACGACAACCAAGCTGCCTCTGACGCGGGGCAGTTCCGCAAGAACCTCATGGCTGGTAGCTCGCTGCGTAAGCAGATCGCTGACTATGCTGCGGCGTGTCGCCTGTGGCACAACACCCGCACGATGCCTTGGGCGGATCGCGGGCCGCGCCTTCTGCCTACGTCGCTATTCTTTGACTACAAGACCGAAGTGGATGGGCGTCAGGCATATTTCCGCGACCTCGTTAACCGGTTCGAGTCAGAGTATCCCACGTTGCAGCGCACCGCCCAGAATTACCTTGGCGCGCTGTATGACGCGACTGACTACCCGAGCGTCGAGGAGATGCGGAGCAAGTTCGGCTTCCGGCTGGTGTTCTCGCCTGTGCCCGAGGCTGGTGACTTCCGCGTAGACCTACCGGCGCAGGAGCTGATGGAGATGCGCGACCGCTACGAGCAAGCCGCCAACGACCGTGTGAGCCATGCGGTCAAGGAGCAGTGGGGCAAGCTGCATGACATGCTGTCGCGTATGTCGGAGAAGCTGATCGAGCCGGATGGCGATGACACCCGTCGCTGGCACGACACCTTCCTGACCAACGCGCACGAGATGTGCAGCTTGCTGACCCATCTCAACATCACCCGCGACCCCGAGCTGGAGGAGGCACGGCGCAAGCTGGAGCGGGCCATCGCTGGCATCGAGATCGAAGACATCAAGGAAAGCGCAGGGGTTCGCGTGGACGTGAAGTCCAAGCTGGACGACATCCTGCGGCAGTATAACTGGTAAGGAGCTACCCACATGTTCATGAACACAACTCGGTGCGACTACATCAAGGTCGATGGATACCCGTCAGGTTCTATCATGGTAGAGCGCCCGCATACCATGGCGCAGACAGACCCCGGTCGGTCCGCAAGGCTGAGCGATGACCTACGCCCGCTCGTGGACCGGCTCATGAAGGAGCGCCCACGCTGGCGCTTCTTGGCGCATCACGCCTACGGTGGTGGCAATCCCATCATCATCAAAGAGCTGCACGTCTACGAGGAGGACGAGAAACTGGGTGCCATAGGGGTCGAGCGCCACTGGCGCGACGCCTCATTGCGCTACAACTACACCAGCGCGCGCGGCGTGGCGGGTAGGGGACGGTATTCATCCAAGCTGCCCGTGGCTACCAAGGGCATCCTCAAGATGTTCTTCCTGCGCACGCCGCTGGAACGCCTCAGTGACGCAGCCAGCAAGATCAACGGCGTAACGGCCACCACGGTGGGTAAGGTGAACAACCGCGTATACACCACACGCCGGATGATCGAGGGTGCCGCATATGCCCGCGCCCTGTTGGACTGGCCCACTATGAAGGCCGTGCTTGGTGATGCTGTCGCAGATATAGACCTGCCGTCGCTGGCGCAGGAACAGGCCGACATAACTGTCCTCTCAAACGCAGTGAGCGACGGCAACGGGCGCATCGTGCGCGTAAACCGCGAGGACAACTACCTCGTGGGCCGTCGGGCGGAGGAGAACTATGCGATGGTCATCCATGATGACAACACGATGCCCGCCAACCTGAAGGGGAACTTGGGCATACTCAAGATGGTGGAGGACGGGAGCGCCATACCGGGTGTCGGGGTGCGCGTGGATGCCCAGACCTTCTTCGTGCTGATCGAAGAGGAGGCTGGAGATGGCAACGCTGAGTGACATGGAGCGCGCCAAGGCGGTGGACGCTGCCCGCAAGGCGCTTCACGACAACGGAGTCCACACTGTGTCAGACGCGGCCCTCGCTGCGACCGCGCTGATGCTACACGTCCTCATCGCCTACGTGGAACGTGGTGCGGCTGAGGAGGACATCGACAACCTATTGGCATGGCTCAAGGCTGAAGCCCTGAGGGAGGGAGGCAACGAATGACGGACGAGCGGCGCATGATATGCAGCGGGTGCGGCCATAGGCATGGGGACGAACGTCCCCTGCTGGCCATCTACACTGGCGGCGGGACTTGCGGCTGGTGCGGTGCGGAAGACGTGCCGGTCACCAACCCCCGCGACTTCGGCATCCACCCAGAGCCCACGCCTAAAAAGCGTGGGCGGGGACCCGGCAAGAAACCAGCCATGGCGCACGTCACGGTGCGTCTACCTAAGCATGTGCTGGACCACTACGGTGGCGACACCAAGGCAATGCGCGATGCGTGGGTAGCCTACGTTGAGAGCAAGCAGCAGACTTGACATAGTATGGCTGCGCAGTATCACTGACACCTGAAGGAGCAACTTCATGGCAAAGACCCCAGAAGGGAAAGTCAAAGATCGAGTAGTCGCCGCTCTCAAAGATGCTGGCGCTTACTACTTCTTCCCAGCCACGCACGGCTTTGGCCGGAGCGGGGTTCCCGACGTCGTGGCCTGTATCAACGGGCGCTTCCTCGGCATCGAGTGCAAAGCTGGCACCAACAAACCAACGGCGCTGCAAGTGCGGGAGCTTGAACGCATCCGCCTTGCTGGCGGCGTGGCCGTCGTCGTCAACGAAACGAACGTGGATATGCTGCCCGCCATGCTGGTGCGGCTCAAGTGGGGGGAGGAGTAATGCCCTGCCCCTCCCTCGTCACCTTCCTGAAGGTCAACTTCGATTGGGAGTTGGGCGACTGGAAGGACTGGGAGATACCGTTTTGACAAGGTGCTCTGCAACCTGCGGGTGAGCGCAATTACCAGAGCGATACGCGCTCCGTACAAGATCGGATGAAGTAAGCAATGCAAACCCTGACCATCGACTTCGAGACCTACTACGACCGGGCCTTCTCGCTCTCCAAGATGACGACCGAGGAGTATATCCGCAACGAGCTGTTTGAGGTTATCGGAGTAGCGGTAAAGGTAGGCGACGGTGAGACCCGGTGGTTCTCCGGCACCAAGCGGGACACCGAGAAGTGGCTGGACCAGTTCGACTGGGAGAACAGCATCGCTGTGGCTCACAATGCCATGTTCGACATGGCCATCCTCAGCTGGCACTTCGGCCTCCGCCCCAAGCGGATTGCTGACACGCTGTCCATGCTGCGCGCACTGGACGGGCCGGACGCTGGCAATAGCCTCGCCAAGGCTGCCGAGCGGTATGGGCTGGGCGTGAAGGGCGACGAGGTAATCAACGCGCTGGGCAAAGGGCGGCTGGACTTCACGCCGGAAGAGCTAGGCCGATACGCGCAATACTGCATCAACGACGTCGAGCTTACCCATGAGCTGTTCTGTCGGCTGGCGGCGGGGTTCCCGACCACCGAGCTGCGGCTGATCGACCTGACCATCCGGATGTTTAGTGAACCCGTCCTCGCTCTCGACACCGCTATCCTAACGGACCACCTGTCCGAGGTGCAGTATAAGAAGGGGCAGCTGCTGGGTAAGGCGCTCATCTCCAAGGACAACCTGATGAGCAATCCGCAACTGGCCGAGACGCTGCGCTCGCTGGGTGTCGAGCCGCCCATGAAGGTCAGTCCGACCACGGGCAAGGATACCTACGCCTTCGCCAAGAACGACGAGGACTTCAAGGCGCTGCTGGACCACGAGAACCCCATCGTGCAAGCCATCGTCGCTGCGCGGCTGGGCGTTAAGTCTACGCTGGAAGAGACAAGGACCGAGCGGTTCATCCAGATCGCTGAGCGGGGCACCCTGCCCATCCCCCTACGCTATTATGCGGCACACACGGGGCGCTGGGGTGGTGACGATAAGGTCAACATGCAGAACCTGCCGCGCAAGTCGCCACTGAAGAAGGCGATACGCGCCCCAGAGGGATACTGCTTCATCGACTGCGATAGCAGTCAGATCGAAGCGCGCACCTTGGCGTGGCTGGCTGGGCAGGACGACCTCGTGGCTGCGTTCGATGCTGGCGAGGACGTCTATAAGATCATGGCGAGCGCCATCTACGGGGTGTCAGTCGAGGAAGTGACGGACGACCAGCGTTTCGTGGGCAAGACCACCATCCTCGGCTGTGGCTACGGTATGGGCGCGGAGAAGTTTCAGGCGCAGCTGAAGACGTTCAACGTCGATATGAAGCTGGTCGAGTGTAAGCGCATCATTCGGGTCTACCGTGAGACCTACTCCAAGATACCCGAGCTGTGGGATGCAGCGGGGGACGCGCTAGACGCTATGATCGTCAACAAGACGGCCAAGCTGGGTCGGGAGGGGGTGCTGCTAGTGTGCGGTGTAGAGGGCATCAAGCTGCCCAACGGGCTGCGGCTGCAATACCCGAACCTGCGCTGGGTCACAGACAAGGGCAAGTCCGAGATGGTCTACGACCAGAAGAAGGGCCGCGCTGTGCTGACCAGCCGCATCTACGGGGGCAAGTGCGTTGAGAACATCTGCCAAGCCCTAGCCCGCATCGTGATCGGGGAGCAGATGCTGATGGTCGCACGGCAGCTGCGCGTGGTGATGACGGTGCATGACGCCGTGGGTGCCATCGCACCGGTCGAGAAAGCTGACGAGGCACGGAGCTTCGTCGAGGCGTGTATGCGCATCCGCCCCAAGTGGGCCGCTGGGCTGCCGCTGAACTGTGAGAGCAAGATGGGAGCAAGCTATGGAGGATAGACCGGACTGGGCGTTCGGGATTTTCACAGCAGAGGCGATTGAAGCCAAGCGGAAATACTACATGAGCCTACGCACCGAGGAAGAACGCATCGCTGAGCAGAAGTGCCTAGCGCGGGAGGAGGTCATGTTAAACCGACCGAGACCCGTTAGCCCCCATGCGGAGCCCGAACGCAACCAAGCCATCTGGAAGGAGCGCAAGGAGCAGGGGACAACTTTTCGGGAATTGGGGGAAAAGCACGGGCTATCTCCAGAACGTATACGGCAGATCGTCGTCGGGATGGATAGGCGCATAGAGCGGCGGGCCTACTTTGCCGAGTTACGCAAGCAGAAGGAAGGGGCAACCCATGACGGATGAGAATAAACCAGCGTGTCGGACGTGTGCCTATTCAGCCGAACACTACCGAATCGAGTGCAGGATAAAACCCCCGGCACCCAACTACAAAACCTACGGGCGGATGTTCCCCGTAGTGGAAGCCCACGATTGGTGCGCTAGGTATAAGGCCAAAGAGGCGCAGGCAACAGTGAGCAACCCCAACGAAGAGGATTGGACTGATGACTGAAATCCACCCAGCGGTCGAGCTGTTGCTCGCCCGTATGAAGAGCCACCCCGAGGAGTTCCCCAGAGGTGGGGGCCGGTGGGCTGGCCTCATCCAAAACATGCAGGAGCTACTGTCGGAGGAGGAAGTAAGCCTCCTCAAGTCCCACATGCGCACCATCCGCTTGGACGAGTTCCACGCGGACATCATGGACGAGCTGCTCAACGGCCCTGAACGCCGTGCAGAGGCGGAACGTCAGAGAGCCGAAGGATTGGCGCAGCAGCAAGCGCGCAATGCTGCCGCTGCGGCATTGTCGCAGAAGCAACAAGGCGCGCTTAGGCAAGCACCATGGGAGCAATACCAAAGCGCTCTCAGCAGCAGCCTTTACGCCGACAGCATTTCCACCCCACCCACCATCAGGATCGGCAGTGAAACGCTGGATGAGGGGATCATCAAAAACATCAAGAAGGCATTGAAACTATGAGCGATTACCAATTCACCCAAGACTGGTTCCACTGGGCACCGGAGGTGTGGCAGCACCTCACCCCCATGCTGCCGGAGCGGAAGTCGTTCCTTGAGATCGGCTCGTTCGAGGGTCGCAGCGCCGTCTGGATTATCGAGAACATGATGAACCCCGGCGACTGGATTGACTGCGTTGATACGTGGGAAGGCGGCGAGGAGCATGGCGGCGAGGATATGTACGCCGTGGAAGCCCGGTTTGACCACAACATCATCAAGGCGCTCGACTGCCAGTCCGCGCAGCACCGTAGCCGTGAGGGTAGCTGGGGCCATACTCGGTTCGCTGGCCCCGGCTCGGACTGGGAAAACAACCGCGTCTACAAGTACAAGAGTACGTCTACCGAGTTTCTGGGGCGCAAGCTGGCGGACTGGGTTGACGGTAAGAACCTCTACGACTTCATCTACATCGACGGCAGTCATATCGCCAAGGACGTGCTGACGGATGCTTGCATGGCATGGCCGCTGCTCAAACCGAACGGCATCATGGCGTTCGACGACTACCTGTGGGGGGACGCACGGGACATTCTGCACCGTCCCAAGCTGGCGGTGGACGCCTTCTCCAGCATCTTTGCCGAGGAGCTAGAGGTAATCCACACCGGCTACCAGTTCATCGTACGAAAGAGGGGAGAGTAACATGTACGCAGAAGGTATCGTGTCCGTGCTGGCCATCATCGCTCCGCTAGGGGTGCTTTGGTTCATGCTCTGGGCACTCGGTAAGATTGGCGACCTGAAGAAGACCAACCAGAAGCTCAACGACAAGCTGACGGAGCTGACTGACCGCGACGAGCGCGGTCGTTTTAGGGGTGGGAAGGATAGGAAATGACCCACGTGATCGAAGGAAGGAGCAACCCAATGGAAACCAAGAAGCGTAGAAAGCGAAGCCAGACCGCGCAGCGTATCTTCACGCTGCTGAAGAACAACCCGGACCTCACTACCCACGAAATCATGAAGGCCCTCCCCGAGCTGCCAGCGACATCGGTCCAGACGGCAGTATCGAGGATGTATCTCAACGGGGAATTGGGGAGCCGGGGTAAGAAGCCGGTCCCCACAATCGGGGGGTATACGATTTCGTATAGGGCCTACCACGTTAAGTACAACATGCGCCCCAGCGGGAACGTCAAGAAGAAGGCCAAGCCGCAGCCCACTGCCCCCAACAGTGTGCAGAAGCTGCTTTATAACTGGGTGGAAAAGCCAACTACGCCGCCGCCCCCGCCCCCGCCCCCGCCTGTGGAAGCACCCAAGGTAGTGGCACCTCATCCCATGGCGAACGTAGCGCCAATCAAACCGGAGCTGGAAGGCCCGGTGACCCCCACTGCCGAACGTGAGGTTCTGGTGCTGCGCCACCTGTCCGACATCTACAAGGCGCTGAACCTGCTGGCCGAGCAGCAAGAGTCGCTGATCGAAGTGCTCAAGGGTACGCTGGCCGACCTGTCCGAGACGAAGGAAGCGCTTGATCGGGAGCGGCAGCGCCGCAACTGGTGGGACAAGATTAAGGGGCTGTTCTCATGACCGATGAGATCAAGGTGAAGCCCGTGGAGAAGCGCCCGTCGCTGATGATCGCTACTCCCATGTACGGTGGTATGTGCACCGGGCACTATGTGCAGGGGCTGCTGATGACCATGCAGAAGATGCGTGAGATCGGCGTCAACGTGGCGTGGTGCCAGATCATGAACGAGAGCCTCATCACCCGTGCTCGCAACGAGCTGGTGCGGGTGTTCCTTGAGAGCGACCACGACTACCTGATGTTCATCGACGCCGACATCGGCTTCGACGGGGAGGCCATCGCGCAACTGATGCTGGCCGACAAGGACATCGCCTGTGGCATCTACCCCAAGAAGGAGGTGAACTGGGATAGCGTGGAGCGCGCTGCACAAGGTGGCAAGCTGACCCAGCTGAAGGACCATGCCGGAGCCTTTGTGTTCAACATGGTTGGCAACGGCAACGCCGAGACCGACGAGACCGGCTGCATCGAGGTGCGGCATGGCGGCACGGGTTTCATGCTCATCAAGCGGGGGGTGTTCGAGCACCTCAAGCCCCATGTGCCGACCTATCGGGTGTCGTCGTTCCGGGACCCCTCGACGGGTGAGTACCAGAAGCCGCTGACCCACGAGTTCTTCGCTACCAGTATAGACGCAACCGGCGCGCTGCTGTCGGAGGACTATCATTTCTGTGAGCTGTGGCGCGACCACGGGGGCAAAATCCATGTGCACCCGTTCATCAAGCTGGAGCACGTCGGCACCTACGTGTTCGGGGGAGACATCCTCAAGAGCGGTGGCAATCTGAAGTAAGGAGCAAACCAATGAAGAAGACCAAAATTATCCCGAGCGACTACAAGACCAAGGCCGAGGCCGTTCTGGCCATGCTCAACAAGGGCATGACCTCTGCGGAAATCCGGCAGGTTATGGACGTCAGCGATAGCCACATCCGCCACCTGCGGGCGCAGATGGCACACAAAACCGAGGAAGCGGAGCAGCCGAAGGTGAAGCCGGAGACGGACGACATCACCGAGGTCCTCGAAGAGCGCGGAAGTCGGTACGGCCCGTTCGTTAGCCATGCGGCGATCACCCAGCGGTTGAAGACTGTGGCTCACCAGTTTGCAAACGAACGGGGTACGAAGCTCGTCGTCGATCAGGCCGAGGCACTGGACATGATCTTCCACAAGATCGGGCGCATCCTGAACGGTGACCCCAACTACGCCGATAGCTGGGTGGACATCGCCGGGTATGCCAAGCTCGTCGCTGATCGTCTCGAAGGGAAGGTGCGGTGAAACTACCCGAGCGGCTACGGGAGGCCCTAGATGCGACGGGCCTCCCATGGGTTATTGAGTTAGGGGGAAAGCACTATAAGGTGCGGCTGGCGGGGAAGCTCGTCAGCGTATACCCCAAGGGGAAAGGGCACGAGGCCGACAAGCGCGTCCTCCTCAACACAATAACCCAAGTGCGCCGAGCGGCGCGGGAGCTACAATCCACATGACCGCGTGGTCCTACAGCAGCATCAAGACCTTCGACCAGTGTCCGAAGAAGTACTTCCACCTCAAGGTTGTGAAGGACGTCAAGGACGATCCGGGCGAGGCCGCTGTCTATGGGACCGAGGTCCACGAGGCCGCTGAGCTATTCGTCAAGGACGGCACCCCCATCCCTGAGAAGTTCGCCTTCATGCGCCCCATCGTGGAGCCACTGGCAGCCAAGCAGGGTGAGAAGCTGACCGAGATGAAGCTGGGTCTACGCAAGACCGAGGATGGCTACGAGGCTTGCGGCTTCTTCGACAAGGACGTCTGGTACCGGGGCATCGTGGACCTTCTGATTCTCGACGGCGACCGGGCTTGGATGATCGACTACAAGACCGGCAAGAACGCCAAGTATGCGGACATGAAGCAGCTCGACCTTATGGCTGGTGCGATATTCGTAAAGTACCCGGAGCTGAAGGTCATCAAGTCGGGGCTGGCCTACGTGGTCAGCCACGAGTTCCCGAAGAAAACCCACGAGCGGAAGAAGCTGAAGCAGTACCTGTCGGTGTTCGACGATCAGCTAGACCGTTTGGACGCAGCCATGGAAAATGGTATATGGAACGCCCAGACCAGCCCGCTGTGCGGGTGGTGCCCGGTCACCTCGTGCGAACACTGGAAACCCCGGAGGAAGTGATGGCCCGCAATTACCGCGCCGAGTACGACAAGTACCATGCCAGCCCAGAGCAGAAGAGGAACCGGGCGCAGCGCAACGCTGCCCGGGCCAAGCTGATGAAGGCGGGCAAGGTCAAGAAGGGCGACGGCAAGGACGTGGCCCACGTGCGGGCCTTTGACAAAGGCGGCAGCAACGGGGATGGACTGCGGGTCGAAAGCCGCTCCGCCAACCGGTCGTTCAAGCGGGACAACAAGGGCAACCTCGTGAGTGAGACGAGCAAGCGTGAGCGGAAAAAGAAGTAACTACGCGGGTAGGAGCAAACGGTGAAGGTTATCAACAACAGAGCCCTCCTTCTGGAGGTGCCCGACCCGTCCGTGGTGACGGACAACATCCACAACAGCGCCGAGGTGAAGGAAGGCGTACTGGTTAAGTGGGGGCAGACCGAGACGGAAATCCTTGCCAAGCTGGGGTTCGAGGCTCCCTCCCCCATGCTCAAGTCCTACGAGTGGACGGGTAAGCTGACGCCGTTCGAGCACCAGAAGACCACAGCCTCTTTCCTCTCCATCCGCAGACGCGCCTTCTGCTTCAACGAGCAGGGCACCGGCAAGACCGCCAGCGTCATCTGGGCAGCCGACTACCTCATGAAGCGCGGGCTGGTGAAGCGTGTGCTGGTGCTGTGCCCCCTGTCGATCATGAAGTCCGCGTGGCAGCAGGACCTGTTCAAGTTCGCCATGCACCGGTCGTGCAGCGTGGCGCATGGGTCAGCCAAGCAGCGGGAGAAGATCATCAACGCCGGGGCCGAGTTCGTCGTCATCAACTTCGACGGGCTGGCCATCGTGAAGGACCAGATCATCGCGGGTGGGTTCGACCTGATCGTGGTGGACGAGGCCAACGCGTACAAAAACGCGCAGACCAATCGGTGGCGGGTGCTCAACCAGATCACGAAGGCAACCGACCCACGCCTGTGGATGCTCACTGGTACGCCCGCTGCGCAGTCGCCGCTGGATGCCTACGGTCTCGCCAAGCTGGCCGACGCGCCGAGCTGCCCTAAGTACTACGGCCAGTACCGCGATCAGGTGATGATGAAGGTCACCCAGTTCAAATGGGTTCCCCGTCCCGGCTCGCAGGACATCGTGCACCGCATCCTGCAACCGGCCATCCGGTTCGAGAAGAAGGACTGCCTCGACCTGCCAGAGGTTACCCATATCGAGCGAGAGGCACCGCTCACCTCCCAGCAGGCGAAGTATTACGCCCAGCTGAAGAACCAGATGCTCATCGAAGCTGATGGGGAAGAGGTCAGCGCGGTCAACGCAGCAGCCAAGATCAACAAGCTGCTCCAGATCAGCGGGGGCGCGGTCTACACGGATGAAGGCTCGGTGCTGGAGTTCGACATCTCCAACCGCCTCAACGTCGTGCTGGAGGTCATCGAGGAAGCCAGCAACAAGGTGCTGGTGTTCATCCCCTTCACCCACACCATCGAGCTGCTCCGTGCCAAGCTGGAGAAGGAAGGCATCTCGTGCGACGTCATCAACGGGAAGGTGCCGGTCAACCGGCGCTCGGAGATCGTCACGCGGTTCCAGACGGAGCGTGACCCGCACGTGCTGCTCATCCAGCCACAGGCTGCATCGCATGGGCTTACTCTTACGGCGGCAGACACAATCATCTGGTACGCCCCGGTCACCAGCGTGGAGACCTACCTACAGGCCAACGCCCGCATCAACCGCCCGGGCCAGAAGAACGCTATGACCATCGTGCACATCAAGGGTAGCGAAGTGGAAAGCCGCCTCTACTCCATGCTGCAAAGCAACATCGACAACCACGAGAGAATCATTGACCTCTACCGCAGGATGGTGGTGGAAGCAGCGTAAGGCGAAGAGCGCCCTACCCCCGCTTGACAATGTATAATGTAATAAATATAGGGGTATCTGCGGCGCGAGCCGCATGAAGGAGCAAACCATGTCAGATCAACAGTCGATTGCCGACCTCGTGGCTGTGTATCGCAAGCTGCGGGGTGCCCTCACGGAGGCAGAGGAAGCCTACGAGGCCAAGGTCAAAACCCTCAAGGACCAGCTGGAGCTGGTGTCCGCTGAACTCCTCAACTTCTGCAACGAGCAGAACCTCGACAGCGTGAAAACGCCAGCAGGAACCATCTCTCGGCGCGTTCAGACCCGGTACTGGACGACCGACTGGGACCAGATGAACAACTTCATCATCGAGCACAACGCTCTGCACCTGCTGGAGAAGCGCATCCACAACACCAACATGAAGCAGTTTTTGGAGGATAACCCGGACGCCCTCCCCATCGGCCTTCAGGTCGATAACAAGTACGTCATCCAAGTCCGCAAACCGAGCGAGAAGTAAGAACCATGAGCAACATCACCATCTTTGAAGAACCCTCCAACCTGCCCACCGTGCGCCGCGAGTCGCGCCGCATGGACCGTATGTCCACCGGCAGCGGTAGCTCTATGCGCCGCATCCAGCTTAGCAACGGACGTACATTCAAGCGCATCGTGGGCGGCGAGCAGATCGGTAAGGCTGCCCCCAACCAGCTGGACGTCATCATTGTTGACTGGCTGGCAGAGCCGAGCCGCAAGTTCTACGCTGGTGCCTACGACCCCAGTGCCAAGGCTACGCTGCCCGACTGCTGGTCGAATGACGGCGTCGCACCGGAAGCGGGTGCCAAGAACAAGCAGCACAGCTCCTGCGCTGCGTGCCCCAAGAACGTCAAGGGTTCGGCTCCGGGCAACAAGAAGGCTTGCCGCTATGAGCGCCGCATCGCAGTCCTCGTCGTTGGCGACCCCAGCGGTGACGTCTACCAGATCGCCATCCCGGCTGCGTCGTTGTTCAGCGACAATGATGGGAACGTCTATGGCTTCGAGGGCTACAAGAAGTTCCTCCTCGCCAGCAACGAAGCGCTGGACACGGTCGTGACCCGCATCATCTACGACGAAGACGCCGACACCATCAAGGTGGGGTTCAAGCCTATCCGCCACCTGACCGAGGTAGAAGCCGGACTTGTGGACGCCGCGCAGGATGACCCCGAGACCGAGCGGTATACCAAGCTGACCGTGGGGGCCGTGGATGGTGCCAAGGCTCCTGCCGCCCAGAAGCCGCTGGCCATCGAGGCTGCTCCTGCTGCCGCACCGGCCAACCCGTTCGGTGATGACGATGAGGAAGAGGTGGAAGCCACCCCGGTCAAGCGGGCCGCTAAGCCCAAGGCGACTGCCGAGGTGAAGCCGGAACTGGCTTCGGTCCTCAGCGAATGGCTTGATAACGAGGATGAGGACTGAGTATGCGCGGCTACAGTATCCGGGTAGCCGAGGCTGTTAAGGGGGCCGACGGTAACCTTCTTGGGGTGCAACTCGGGCGAGCGTGTCTCGCCCGGGACATCCCGGTCTCCAAAATCTCGGAGACCTTTGGGGTCACACGTCAAACGGTGTATAGCTGGTTCCTTGGGGTGAGGGAGCCAAGGGGTAAAACCTGCGATGCAATCCGGGCCTACCTGACTACCCTCGACTGAGGCTTTCGCAAAAAATAGATAATGAGCGGGGTTTCCCGCATTGGTGAGTGATGTGATGCAACAACCTGACCTCTTGACCCTAGTGCAGCCAGCGGAAGGCTGGTTCGCCATCACGGGTATCAAGGGTACGGGAAAGAGCGCCGACGTTCGTCAGGAGCTTGTGGCTACGCGAGAAGAGGCAGATGCCCTCATCGAGCAGTACGTCCGAGCGGGGCGCAACGTGTTCTTCGGGGTGGCGAAGTACAGGACGGGGGATAACCGCAAGAAGGAGAACGTCCTTGGTCTCAAGGCGTTCTGGCTCGATGTGGACTGCGGCCCGAGCAAGGCCGAACCCAATCCGAAGACTGGCCGACCCGATGGCTACGTGGACCAGAAGGCGGGGCTGCGCGCCCTGATGACCTTCTGCAAAACCGTCGGTCTCCCTCCCCCTACCCTAGTAAGCTCTGGCGGTGGCATCCATGCCTACTGGCCGTTGGAGCAGGAAGTCTCCCGGCGCGACTGGGAGGCCGTGGCTGAGCGTTTCAAAGACGTGTGCCGCGCCCAGAACTTCTACGTCGATAACGCTGTGTTCGAAGTGGCGCGCATCCTGCGCGTCCCCGGCACGTTCAACTTCAAGGAAGAAGAGCCACGCCCGGTCGAGTTTCTCCATGTTGGGGACGTGACGACCATTGAGGAGATGCGCTCAGTCCTTGGGGTCAAGAAGCAGTCGTCGATCTTTGACGACAACTTCGAGATGACCCCGCGCCAGAAGGCGATGATGAGCGGGGTGGGCTACAACTTCAAGCGCATCATGACCCGCACCGCCAAGGGGGACGGCTGTAACCAGCTCCTACACGCGTACACCAACCGGGCCAGCATCAGCTACTACGAGTGGTTCTATGCGCTCTCGGTGGCTGCCATGTGCGAGGACGCCGACACAGCGGTGCACATGATGTCTAATGGCCATCCGGACTACGACCCGGAGACCGTGGACAAGAAGGTAGCCACCATCCGGAAGGCGACTAGCTGCGCCAAGTTCCGCAGCGTGGACCCCAGCCTGTGCGATGGCTGCCCCCACTTCGACAAGATCGTGGGACCCAAGGAGCTGGGTAAGGTGGTCAAGGAGTCCAGCGAGGACTTCCTCAAGGTCGAGGTCGAGCCGGGTGTGGTCGAGCACATCGACATCCCCAAGTTCCCCTTCCCCTTCTACCGGGGCGAGGATGGCGGCGTGTGGCGCAAGGGCGCGAAGATGGAGAACGGCGAAGAGGCGGAGCCCATCATGGTCTACGCCAACGACTTCTACATCGTGAAGCGGATGTACGACCCGAATGACGGGGACTCAGCGTTTATGCGGGTGCATCTACCACAGGATGGCATCCGTGAATTCTCGGTTCCCATGTCGAAGGTCACCCAGAAGGATGAGCTTCGGAAGCTGCTCTCCGCCAACGGGGTCTACAGCTACGGCAAGAAGTTCGAGATTTTGATGGATTACGTCTTCAAGTCAGCAGAGCAACTACAGGACAAGCAGAAGGCAGAGATCATGAGACAGCAGTTTGGCTGGGTGGACGGCAACAGCCGGTTCGTCCTTGGCGATCAGGAAATCACCGTCGAAGGTAACATCTACTCCCCTCCCTCTAAGGCCACCAGCAAGCTGGCCAAATTCATCGGCCCCAAGGGGTCCCTCGACAACTGGAAGGAAGTGTGGAGCCTGTTCGGGCAAGAGGGCATGGAAGCACAGGCGTTCGCTGCGCTCAGCGCGTTCGGCTCGCCGCTGCTCAAGTTCTTCAACCAGACCGGGGCCATCATCAACCTGTTCAACCCGCGCTCCGGCACGGGCAAGACCACCATCCTCAATATGGTCAACAGCGTCTACGGGCACCCGAAGGAGCTGCGCCTCAAAGAGATGGACACCATGAACGGGCGGCTCCAGTGGGTCGGCGTCTTGAACAATCTGCCCCCCACCATGGACGAGCTCACCAACGCTTCCCCGCAGGAATATTCAGACCTCCTCTACATCTTGGCCAACGGCAAGGGGAAGGAGCGCATGATGGCGGGCTCCAACGAGCTGCGCGAGAACAACACCACGTGGCAGAGCATCACGGTCTCGACCTCGAACGCGTCGTTCGCTGAGAAGCTGTCGGTGCTGAAGAACAATCCTGAGGGCGAGCTGATGCGCCTGATCGAGTACCCCATCGGGCTCGTGGACGCGATCAATACGGCCCATGCCAAACACCTGTTCGATCAGGTCCTGTTCTCCAACTATGGGCACGCGGGGCCGATCTACATCCGCCACCTGCTCAACCATCTGGAGTACGCTGAGGCGCAGTGCCTTGCCATGCAAGCCAAGATCGACCGGGAGCTGGACCTTCTACCCAAGGAGCGGTTCTGGTCGGCCACGGTTGCTTCCAACCTTCAGGGTGGCCTCTTCGCCAAGCAGTGCGAGCTGATTGATTGGGATATGGCGCGCATCTACAACTGGTCGTGCGGGCTGATCGAACGGCTGCGGGTCGAGACGGAAGCGCCCCTTGATGGTCCGGAGCAGGTCATCGGTGACTACCTCTATCGGCATATGCAGAACATCCTCGTCGTCAATGACGAGGTGGACCGGCGCACCAACCTGCCTTCGGCTCCTGTGCGCGAACCAAAGGGTGAGTTGCTCATCCGCATCGAGCCGGACACGAAGCTGATGTTCGTGATCGCCAAGCAGTTCAAGGAGTACTGCGTCAAGTTCCAGATCAACTACGGCCAGACCCTCGACCGGCTGGAGAAGCAGGGGCGTCTGGTGAGGCGCGGGGGCAAGCGTCTCTCCAAGGGTATGTCGGTCTCGGGGGACAACATCCACTGCCTCTGGTTCAAGCTGGACGAGGATTTCGTGGACGTCGAGAACTACACCAAGGAAGCGCCCGCCGATGATGCTTGAGGGCGTTATCTATGACGTCAACTGGCGGGCCTTCAAAAAGGGCACATCGCTCTTCTTCCCCTGCCTCGATCAGGACCGGGCCAAAACACAACTTATGGTGGTTGTGGGGCGGCTGCGCCTCAAGGTCTTGGTCAAATATGTCATAGAAGATGGCATAAGGGGTTTACGGGTCTGGCGAATCTGACTATACCCGCCCCCGGAAGTTTGCTCCTTCCACGATGTGCATCACATCCCTCCCAACCCCCGGCTGCCTCACTCAGCCGGGGGTTTTTCTATTCCTACTCCGCTTCCCGCGCCATTTCTCGCAACTGCTCTTCCCTACGCTCTTCCACCAGCGGCAAGCGCACCGGGATGCGTGGGTTATACCCCATACCCCCAGACCGTTCGACTGCTTCACGCCGCTTTTGCTGGAACGAGCGCCGCAGGGTGTCCGCAGTTATAGCGTTGGAGGGGTAGTTGAGGTTGTAAATTCGGATGTCGCGGATGACCTCACGAAGCGCCCGGGCAGTCTCATCAGTTGGGTTCTCCCTATTGTCGAGGGTAGCCCGATACCGCCTATCCAGCAGGTCGGTTTTCTCCTGTTCCACGGCGCGTTCGATGTCGGTCGCAGCAATGGAGAGCTGCATCTCGCGTGACGACACGGCTTCAGCGAAGCCCATCGACTGCATCATCAGGGTGTAGGTGTCGTAGAAGCTGGGGTCACGGAGGATGATGTCGTTGTTCTTCCCAATCCGCAGACCCTCTTCTTGGAGACGCTCGGACTTGACGTACCCGCGCAGGAACGCGGGCATCCCGGCTTCGATAGCCCGGCCCACATTACCCTTGTTGATTTCATCCCACACCTTGAACGCAGCGGTGGGGAACGCGCCCGAAGGGCCAAGCAGAGTGCGACCCAGACCCTCATAGAACCGCGCCTCGGGCGTGTCCGCCCGGGTATCGACCGGGTGCCAGAGGCTGGTGAGCGCGATTGAGTTAGAGATGTCCACGCCGAACAGGGAAGGGAGCCCGATGTCAGCGGCGAGCGCCAGCTTGGCGGTGTTTTCGTCGCTCAGCCCGAATACGTCCTGAATACCACCTGCGAAGGTCTCGGGAATCCAAGACGTCCGGATGTAGTAGTCCATATCCTTCATGGACAGCTCACGGCCCTGCTCGTCGGCGTACTTCCTGAACTCGCGGTCGATGGTCTCGGTAGACAGGACGCCCGTCTCGATCTCTTCCTCTTCATCGACGTCGTCGGGTACAAGGCCCATGACGAACTCATAGATGCCGTAGGCCAGCATACCCAATATGGCGAACTGCGAAGCCCGAACCCCGGCGTAGAGTGTGGTCATAGCGCCGATACCCATGAAGACTCGCGCAGCAGCCAGCTTGCCCTCTTTGGTCGGGGGAGCCATGATTAGGTTGTACGCGCTGCGAGCCAAGAGCGACGTCATCTGGAAGGAGTACGCACGCATCTGGAGAGCCACCCGCCCGACGGGGGCTTTGGAGTACCGCGACTTATTCCAGTTGGAGAAGTCGAACATGCCCTCATTGGTCAGCTTAACGGCCAACGCACGCGCTTCTTCCCCCGCCTGTTCGGGAGTTTTACCCTCCTTCAACCCACGGTCGTAGGCCAGCTCAAAGGCCGACATGTACATGATCTCGCGCCCGATGCGCTCGGCGTGGTGGAAAAGCGCCCCCATACCGTCGATGGTGTTTTCCGTCGCACGCTTAACGGCTTCGCTCGTGTTGCCAGCCCGAACGGCCTGTGTGAAACTAAGCGTGCCGCTGGGCTCCATGCCGCTTTCGTAGATGTTCTGCGCCGAAGTGAAGGTGCTCTGGGTAACCTCACGTTCCTCTGCGTGGAGCCACGCCTTCTGTAGCTCCGCGTAGCGATCAGGGTCAGTTTCGCGCAGTCCCCGGATATAGGGGCTGTCCTCTGCGGTGAACCGAGGGGAGTGAGGCTTTACGTCCCCGTTCTCGTCGCGCACGGCGTAGGCAATGCGCCGCCCAGTCAGTAGCTGGCCGGTGTAGCGCGCAGCCATTGCGGTAGTAGCTGCTTCCCCAAACTCAGCCGTCAGCACCGGGAAACCGGTAAGATGGAGCTGGGTCAAGTTCATGAAGGCCGACTTGACGGAGGAGAGCAGGAACAAGAAGGTGCCCTTGGCGACACCATCAGCGAACCGCGCCGCAGCCCCTTCCGGGTCACCCGACAGGGTAAGTCTGACGCGGTTCTCCATCTCTCTGGTGATTGCATCGAGCCGGGGCTTGGACGGGTTGAACTCAGTCTCAGCGTAGGACTGGTCGATGAGGTTCTGAAGTTTCCCACTGTACGCCAGTCGGCCCAGCTGATTGGCAGACGCAACCGCCGTCACAGCAAAGGTACGCAGCGCATCGGTGCTGAAACCAGTCGTGAATTGCCGATGGATGAAGTTCCGCCGCATATCTGCTTCGGGCAACGACGATAGGTACATCTGGAAGACGCTGTCCTTGAGCAGCTCAGGGTCAGTCGCCCCACCCTTGTCGATGATGTCGAGGATGCTCTTGAGTGCTTCGCTGACGTCCGAAACTTCCCCGCGCAGACTACGGAGGCTGTCGCGTCCAAAACCAACGCTAACCGGGCGCGTGTCCCCACTCAACTTACGCTGCGCAAGAAATGCCTCCCGCTCCAAGAAGCCCTCGAACATGTGGAACTCTCTGGACGCACCTTTGCCGATTGACACCCAGTGCTCACCGAAACGCTTCAGTGGGAAGTAGATCGCACGCTGCATCGCCTCAGCGAACATATCGTCCACAGACTTCTTGAGCCGCGCAGCGGTCTCTGCCTCGAAGCCGCCGTCATCAATCCGCTGCACGAGCAGACGGTAGTGCTCCTCGAAGTCCTTCCGGTAGTGGTCACGGGCTTCGCGGAAAATCTCCTTGCCCTTGGGTGGTACGTCCTTCCACCCCTTAACGACCATCGGGTTGCCGTTGGGGTCTTGGGTAGCGCCACCAAAGTAGAGCCGCGTGATTTCCCCACGGCGCTCGGTAAGCTGCCCCTTGAGGCTGCTCTTCTTCTTAGGGTCCGTTTCGGCGGCGTAGCGCGCAGTGAGGTCCTGAAACTTCGGGTCAATCGCCAAGTAGGCAACGGGGTCCGGAGCCCGCGACGGGTCGGCATCAACCATGTTGGAGAAGATCATGAGCTCAGCCATGGCGTCTGCACCCTTTGGTGCGTCCGCGACAAAGTCGCCCCACTTCTCGGACAGACGCGAAGCCCTCTGCAACAGCCGGTTGACGTAGGGTACGTACTCGTCCTGAATCATGTCGTTGATGCGTGCAGGGTTGGCCATCCCGGCGCGTGTCCCGAGGCGAACCACGTCAACGGTCTGCTGGAACCCCAGAACCATCGAGAGGACCCCGGGCTGGATCATATTGTAAAGGCTCGTCAGGACGTTGACGTCTTTGTCCGGGTTTTTCGCAATGAGCATCAGCCTGCCCACCAGACCCATCGTCTCCGTAGGGGTACGGCTCTGAACAATCCGCTTCTGCATCGCGCTCAGATTTTTCCGACGGATACCAGCGGCCTCCTCAGCGCGTCTGATCTGCGCCTTGGTCAGCTTGACCGAAACTGCTGCATCTACGTTCGCATCGGTTGGCGGTTCAGTGCCGCCGGTCTCGGGTGCAGCCTGCATATCGGCAACGCGGTCGCGTCCAAACTGGATGCCAGCCTTATAGGCGTCGAGCGCCTCCGCCCCTTGGCCTTCGAGGATCGAGGTGTCGGAAAGTGGCTCGACACCACGCGCAGCATCCCGCGCACCCTCGGTGAACATATCCGGGTCGAAACCACGGTCTTCTGCCTCGCCGCGAGCAAACTGGTCGATCTGCTCAACGATCTGTTGGGGAGAAAGAGCCGCAGGCGGCGTGATAGTAGAAGGGGGAGTAGCTGCCGGACGTACCATGCTGCCATCAGGCTGCTCTTGGAAGCCGAAGCCCTTATACCATTCGGTAAGCTCGGCGGGCGACATTTCCTTACCGCCCGGGGCCGCGAACGGCTCAGGGCTAAGCTGGATTGCGGTGCCGTTGGCATCAGCAGCCTTGGTAAGCTGCTCCATGGCCTTGCGGCCACCACCACGCTCAACAGCGCGCAGGCTATCAAGCTGGAGGATGTCTTCCCCAACAGGGGTAAGCTGCACTCCACCGCCCCCGATCAGCACCTCATTGGTGTTCTCGGGGTTGACGGTGCCAGCACCAGCCAAGTCATTTATGGTTCGCGTGGCGGGCGGTGCAATTCCCTCCATCGTGGCCGTCTCAGCCACTGTGGGTTCGGTTTGCACCTCAGGTGCCAGCATCTCCGCCGAGACTTCTTGGTCGCGGGCGGTGAGCTCTTCTTCCACTGCTGTGGTAGGCGCAGCTGCGGCTTCTGATCCAGTCGGCGGCACCGCCCCTTCTTCGACCGTCGGTTGCGCGGTAGGCGCAGGCATGGACGGCATAGACGGCATAGACGGCATCGGCCCTTCGGTAACCGTGGGCTGTGCAACAGATGCAGGTGCAACAGGTGCAGGCGTAGGCGTAACTTTCTCACCACGCAGGCGCTGACCGCGTTCTAGAACGGACCCAATAGCATCGTACGGGTCAACCTCTGGACTCTGGATGACGATGCGTGCGGCCTGCTTCTTCTGCTCGGCGTTGAGCTTCTTGACCCCATAGGCGTCTTCGAAGTCTATAGCTGCGGCCTTGAACGCCTGCTCGATGGCCGGAACGGTAGCTTTTACCTGCGCAGCCGTGGGTTCTACTAGTGCACTTGGCTGTGCTCCAGCTCCAACATCAGAAACTGATAGGCCAGCGACAGGCTGCCCCACTCGTCCGCCGACAATGCCTCCAGCCGGGGCGACACCTGCTCCGGGTAGTTCGGTAGCGCCAACAGGTGGAACGCCTGTGACAGCTCCTCCGCCGACAGGTCCGGCAAGTCCCGCATCATCTGCTCGTGGTCCCGGCGCAGCTGCTCTAGTTGTTCCTGCACCTACACCTCCACGCGCAGCAGCCACCTGCTGCTTGGCTTCTTCTAGCACCAGCGGGGCGTAGTTGTTAATATGCGCAAGCACCTCTTCGCGGGACGCGTTTGGGTTAGCTTCGGCCACTTCGGCAAACAGGGTTTCCAACGTGCTGCGGAAAGCCTGCACGACATCGGGGTCGGTGTCGCTGAGTTCGCCTACCTCAGCCTGCTGGGCCGCAGCGGCCCGTTGCTCGCGCACCATGGCAAGCACGTTCTGCCGTGCGGTTCGCTCCCGCTGAACTATATTTTCGTCCATGGCAACAAGGCGGTCAGCATCACTGATGCCCGGGTTCGCTGCTTTTATCGCGTTGGATTCTTCCTCGAACAGCCGGAACTGTTCGTCGCTAATTGCCTGCTGAACCTCCGGGTCGCGGGTAACGCGTAGCCGTTCGACCATACTGAAGCCGTCGGCTCCCGGACGGAACGGCGCGGAGATAGCTTCCCCGGTCGCAGTAAATGTTGTACCTGCCAGCGCGCCAGCAAGACCGGCTTCCATCGTCTCCAGCATGGCCTGCTTTGTTGTGGGGTCGCTGCCCCCCGCCACCTGCTCGATCACGTTCTGGAGCATTTCGGTCCCGGCTTCAGAGCTACCGGACTGGATGGTGCGCGTAATTGCTTGACGCAACCCCCCTTCGAGCATCTCGCGCCCTGCCGCCACAGCTGCGCTGCTAAGCACACGGCCACCCACACCGGTCAAAATATCCAGTGCAGAAGACGCAGCGGTACCGGCCACAGCGCGTTGGACGTCGTCAATACCCTCTCCCTGCTGGCGCTCACGGATGCCGCCATAGGTCATTGGGACGGCACCACCCGTCATAACTGCGCCCGCTGCAACTGGGCTGCGAGTAAGAAGGCCCGTGCCCAGACCAGCAACAACCGGTAGCGCGCTCTCGGCTACGGTCTCAGCCAAAGAGCCAAGCCGCCCAAAACCCTCTTCTTCGAAGAACCCGCCAAACCGACGCGGGCCAAGTTCTGCTCGCCGCTCTTCTGCTGCCCTTCGCTGAGCAGCAACGGTGGCTTCAGTCGCACCCCTATACGTCTCTGACTCGGCGGCAGCTCGACCCAAAGCCCGCGCTACAGGCGCGTTAACCCCCAGCAGGGGCAGGATCGAAGCAGCGATTTCCGGCGCGTCTTCTACAATCTGTGCAAGCCCACTCCGAATAGTGGGGACACCACGCGCCGCAGCGCGACCCAAAGTCGAGAAAATCCCTTCGTCTTCAGGGGCACTTCGCGGAGCCGGAGCTGGGGCCGGAGCCGGAGCCGGAGCCGGAGCCGGAGTCGGGGTAGGCTGTACCCCGCTAGTCCGCTGCATGTGGGTCGTGTACGCCCACTGCCATGCCGTAGTCTCATCCGGAGCGTCTACGTCATATTCGGTATCGCCTACCCGGACTACATACGCTCTGTTAGCCATGGAGAAGCTCTACCAGTTATTCGCGGGGACGTACAGCACCAGCTGGGGGTGTAGGTATACCCAGACGTGGGGTGGAGGAAACCCCGAACATGCGACTATAGACAGCACTACGGTTGGCTATGAAGTCATCTACAGTTCCGTTCCGGACCGCAGCCATGTACGGTAGTTCCTGCGCACCCCCCGGCGCAATTTCTTCGTTTATCAGGCCGATAATGGTGTTTGTTAGCGCCGTACGCTCACGCTCCAACCCGGCGGTCGCGGTGATTCTTGCCGATCCCAAAGTGCCCGCAAGGCCCATACGGCCTAGTTCGCGGTCCGTAGCCATTTTCGCCAGCTCAAGCTCGCGCTGCTGCCTGAGAGTAAGCGACTGGAAGAGTGCGTTGAACGAACGGTCCTTCCGGGCTTCATCAAGGCTGTTGAAACTGTTCAGCATGTCGCGTGCTACAGCAAAGCGCTCTGCCCGCTCACGGTTGCCCGTGCGCTCTTCACCAAGGATCGACTCCCTCAGTTGGCGCTCTTCCGCACGACGCTCACGCGCAGCTGCGGCGGTGGTTGGTACGGCTTCACCCAGACCTGCACTAACGGCTTGGAGCAGCGAACCCGGGGTGGACGCCATGCGCGCACCGATCTGGCCCAGCATAGACCACATGTCTTCCTGCTGGCGTGCGCGCCGCGCCTCGGGGCTGAGCTGCTCTCGGAGAGAAGCGACATACTCTTCCGCCGCTGCCGTGTTGTACGGACTCAACTCATTCATCTGGCGCAGGTTAGAGCCTGCATCCGAGTAGTAGCCGCCAAGTTCGGTCATGTTCGGGAAATCTATACCCGGCGCAGCGATCACCTTAGGCTCGGGCGGCTCGGATTCGGCTGCTTTCCGGCCAGCAGCAATGGTGTCCCTGCTGGGGAACCCGGGTGCGGGGGCGGTTATCCCCTCCTCATCATCAACTCCGCCACCTGCCTGAAACGCAACAATACCACCAGCAGCGTAGCCACCGACATCGGGCTCGTTGAACATATCGTCAGGAAGCGGGAGCGTGGTGAGGCCACCAGCAGCCATACCCGGAACGCCCATCGGAGGCGCGGGCGGAGGCGGAGGTGCAGGCGGAGCCATCATCGGAGCGCCGCCCGGCATCGGGGGCATAGCTGCGGCTTGCGGAGTAGCACCAAGACCAGCGGGAGGCATCGCGCCCATCGGAGGCGCGGGCGGAGTAAAGACCTGCTGCGCAACCGTCTGCTGGGGAGCCGCCTCCTGCTGCTGCGCCATGCGCATCCGGTCGATGAACATACCCGCCATCGTACCCGCAGTCGGGTCGATGATCCCAAGCTGCATCGCCTCGGCAATGCGCTGCTTGTTACCGCCATAGTCCTTGGCGATCTGCTCCGGGGACTGGAGGCTATAGGGCTTGGTTTCCATTGTAGCTTACCTTCCCCCCATCATATTGTAGATACTGGCGGCACTGAGGCCGCTACCAAGAAGCTGCTGCGCAATCCCCGGGGTCGGGGCATAGGTCGTCCTCGTCGTGTTCAGTTCGACCGGAACGCCACGAAGTAGGCTGCTGTACTGCTGGAGCATCTCCAGCGGGTAGTCGCGCTCGCGCAGGAAGTCCTGATACGCCATGTCGAGGAACTGCTGGTTAAGCGCTTGGTTCTGCGCTGCCGTCTGCTGCTGGAAGCCAAGGCGCGCAAGGTCCTGCTGCTGCCGCACTGCACCAAGATTGGCGAGGGTCTGTGCCGTCTGCCCTGCCTGCCCAAAGCCAGACAACGCCTGCTGCGCACCAAACTGGCGCGACTGCTCTCGCATACGCTGACGCTCAAGGTCCGCCTGCTGGTTGGCCCGGAGGGCTTCAAGGCCCGTCTGTGCCCCAAGGCGCTGCGTTTCAAGCGCAGCCTGAAGATTCTGCTGACCCGTGGTGAGCTGCGCCTGCTGGTTGGCCAGAGCTGCGCGCATCGCCTGCTCGGCACTGAGCCCCTGCGTCTGGAGCCGCGCTGCTAGGTTCTGCACATTGGCCTGCGAGGCGGCGTCGAGGTTTGCCAGAGCCAGCTGAGCGCCGGTCTGTGCCCCAAGCTGCTGCGCCTGCATACGCGCCTGAAGGTTGGCCTGCCCCCGCGTGACGTCCACACCCTGATTGGCCAAGGCAGCACGCATCGCCTGCTCGGCGTTCATGCCCTGAGCTTGGAACTGCATCGCTTGGTTGTTGACCCGAGCCTGCTGCTCGTTCGACAGGTTCGCCAGTGCCGACTGGAGACCCGTCTGGGTGCCAAGCTGCTGCTGCCGAAGCGCAGCTTCGAGGTTCTGCTGACCAGCGGTCATACCCGCTGCGCGGTCGCGTTCGAACTGGGCCTGTGCACTCTCGAAGGCGCTCTGCATACCACGCGCCTGAATATCCCCGAGCTGCTGCCCAAGGTTACGCTCACGCTCCATGGAGGCTAGAAGCTGGCGGCTGCCGCCATAAGTCCCCTGCCGTGCGGCACCAAGGTCTTGGGCTACCTGACCGCGCCGTGCACTGGTGATCGCCTCGCGCATCTGCGGCTCAAGCGCCGCGCTGATAAACGGCGACATGTACTGCTGGGCTTCACGGACACCGAACTGCTGCGGTGCTGCCATGCGGAACTGCTCAAGCGGCTGCTCGCCATAAGAGGTGCGGGCTGCTTCCATCGTGGGGGCGAATACGCCCTGTGCGCCAACGTCTCGGGCACCCTCCATCTGGAAGGCTTGAATGTCGGGGCGGAAGCCGGTCTGGGCAGCACCCATCTGGGGTGCGTCAAACTGGCCGACCTGCACAAGCTCTGGACCGCCCATGCCAAGGTCACGAAGCTGCGGCATGCCGATCTGCTGTGCGCGGAACTGACCCGGGTTATATTGGCCAGCGGAGAGCGCCCCAAGTCCTGCCGTAGTAGCCAGATTCTGAGCAGTGTTAAACTCGCCCGGACCCCGAAGACCAAGAGCCTCACGCTGGACAGTCTGCTGCTCGGGAGTAAAATCAGCAATACGCTGCGCGCTAACAGGCTGGCCGGTAGTGGGGTCAACCGCCTTCTCAACTACGCCCGTTGTAGGGTTCTGGGTGTACCCATAGGGGATATAGGGCTTCGTAAGAGCGCCCTGCGCCCGCTGCATCATCCCTTCGAAATACGGACGTGCGTATTCCGGGATGTTAGACTGGCTAACCTCAGACCGTTCGACTCTGTTGCCGCCGCCGCCGCCGCCTTTAGCCATTTTGATCTCCGTCGCCCGCTTCGCCTACGGGAATTTCAAACACCTGCCACAATAGCTGGTAGCCGTCATCACGAAAAGCACGCGCAAGGCCCGGACGACCGGAACCTTCAAGCGCATCACAACCCGAGTCACGCGCCCACCTGCGCAGCGTGGTGAGCATAAGCTCCCTCCACGCAAACCCGTCATCCCCAGCGAGGAACACCATGTCGAGGCACCGCTTGCGTGGGTACTCCCAGAAGCGCGTGACCGTAATACCGCTAATCGCTCCGCTTTCTTCCAGAACCACCCACAGGTGGGCATCGCCGTTAAGGGCTGCCTCTAAGATGTCCTCGGGTTCGTAGCGCCCGAAGGTGTACTCGGCTGCCTTGGACAGATACGGGAACAGCTGCGGCCACAGACCGTCAATCATATTTGGAGGGACGAGGCTGACTTCCATTAGGCCAGACCCCGGCGCACGTTGGTGTTCTTACCACGGGCCGACTTCCGGCGCGCTTTGTGCGCCCGCTCCATGAGGGAGTAGAGCCTTTCGGCCCCGCGCTTCTCGTTGCCGCGCCCTACGCGCCGGACAGCTTCGGGAGAGAAGACCACTTCATCGCGGGCCACACGAGCGGGCTGGTCACGCCCAATCCGAGCGGGGACAGAGTCGCTCACCCCATCACCCGGACCCCGGACTGGACGCCCCCCGAGACGACTTAGAATTTCATGCCCAGCGTTGCTGCTGCCGTTGCCCAGCTCGGAGACGGTGCGCGCATCGACGACAAAGGCCCCATCCGCGAGGTGGACCTCACCGCCCTCAGCGTAGCCCGGCTGCATAGTGGGGTCGAGACCCATATACGGCATCCCCGTGGCCTGCTCTTCTTCCTCCTGCGGGAGGCCCATGTAGGGGACAACACGCTGGATATACATTGGCTGCCCGCGACGAGCGCGAGGGTTGAGCACGTTCTGGACGATGGGCGTACCGCGTGGGGTGCTGGAGCCCGGCTGCACAAGTTCGCCGCGCACGTTAAGAACCCCCGGCTGCGAATTCGGGAAATACAGGTGCGCCGAGGAGTCCCGCGACACGATGGGCGACACGCTCCGGTAAGACGCCGGGCGAGCCTCATAAGTGTACGGACCGGCGTAGGAGTTGTCGATTGCCCCTTGATCACCGGTGCCCATACCTGACGGAGTAGTAGCTTCGCTTAGTGCGTTCAGGACGCCAAGGCCCGCCACCGTGGGCGCGTGCCTAGAGAGCATCCCCTTGGGGAGACCGGCCCGCGCAGCCTGACCGAACCTACTAAAGAAACCACCTTGAGTAGCGGTAGTAGCCGCAGGGGCAGCGGCAGTAGCCGAAGCACCCGGAAGGGGCGCGAGATTAGCTGGCAGTGCGGGTGGAGGAGCAGCAATAAGCGGAGGCGGCGCAAAGGCAGAAGTCGGGGCACCCGGAAGGGGAGCGAGATTGGCGGGCAGCGCAGCAGTGGGGGCGGCAGCCGCAGCCCCGGCACCCATGTTGGCACCGAGAATACCCGGCTTGCTGCTCAGCGCCCCAAACGCGTTCTTGGAGAGCGCGCCACCCAGACCCGCAGCGCCCGCAAGCGAAGCGCCGCCAAAGGCACCGAGACCGGCCATGAGACCTTTTCGTAGGTTACCGGTGACGGCAGTGGAACCCGCAGCGACGAGGCCAGCAGCCAGAGGAGCACCGATGCCAGTCGCCGTCAGGGCTGCACCTAGCAGTGTCGGGAGTAGCTTCTTCAGGAAGCCTGCTTCGGGGAGACCCGTGTCCGGGTTGATGGTGAGCGAGCCGCCCGCTGCCATAGCCAGCCCCTGAAGGCTGTTGACCTCGTTTGGGGTCATGTGGACGAGCATGGTGTCTTCGCCGCGCCCCATGCTGCGGAGCTGCTCCGCCATCGGGTTGGCAAGAACGGAAAGGCCCCCCTGTGCCGGGAGGCCACCAGTCGTACCGGGCACCGGAGTACCAAGCACAGGAGCGTTGCCACCGGGGGCTTGGGTCGCACCCATAGCCTCAAAGGGGGACGGAGTTGCCTCTACGTTCATCGGGGATTCCTACCTTGTGACTACGCTTATAGTACCAATTTCACCAAAACCAAAGACCGGAAGTGGTGCGACTCGGGTTACTGGTGGGAATTGTGCGGAAACGTGGGTGATCCCGATAATTGCCGACGGCGTAGCCGGGATCGCAGGGGTTACACCGGGGCTGGCAGCAACGGCTGGGAAGTGCTCAATGGACACGCCTGTGTTCTCGACGCGCCACATAATTTCAATGTAACCATTGTCCGCAGGGATATCGACCACGATGGGTGTCACAGCAATAAGGTGCGACGGGTCACCCGCAGATTTACGCGCAGGGATGGTAAACCGGCTGTTGGAGTTGGCGATGTCGGTCCCATTGTACCGCAGCCAGATGTCGATGTCCTGCTGGTCGTTGGTCGTATTCTTGAACTGGATGCTGTAGGACACGTTGTAGATGCCCTGCTGCGCAAAGGTGATGCGCGAGTTGCTGACGATGGAGATGCCGTTAGGAAACTCATCAGTGTTGAGAGTGAGTGCGTAGGCAACCGCAACGCTAGCAGCAGTCTGGTCTTGGTCGCTCGTCAGCTGATTATAGGGCACGGATACGAACCGCCCGTCCCCGTGAAGGAAGTCGGCGTAGACCATATTGGCCATGATCTGGTTGGAAATCTGCGCCCCGTTCCGGTGCGCATAGGTGTTGAGGTAGTCGGCAAAGATGCGGTCGGAGACCTGCGTATCAATGTCCGCTGCCACCGCGTCGAGTGTGGTTGTGGTGACGCTGGTTGCGTTTACCGACGTGCCGCTGAAGCTGCCCCCAATGAAGCGGTCCGCAGTGTACTGCTCCGCGTTGTTGGGCGTGCGAGAGTCAAGCTGCGAGAAGTAGTTCTCCAGCACCCGGATGAGCTGCCGGACATATTGCGGGTCGTACTGGGTCGGTGGGTTGGGTAGCGGGGCAGCGCGGAACTTGTCGAGAGCCATCAGCGCCTCCCGTCGGGGCGCACATCAAGACGCGGGGCACCAAGCTGCCATTGGACGTTGAGGTTTTCCGACCGGATTTTGAGCGCCATCTGGCGTGCCCGGGCGCGCAGGAAGACCTGATCGGTGTAGGCCCCCACTGGAGTCTCGATAACCCGCTGCGTGTCAGCCGGGTCAGCACTGAACGCACTGCCGGGGAAGTTGCGCGGGCGCACCTGTAGAGTGACCTCCGGGGCCGTAGCGGTCGATCCAGCGAAGTTGATGTCGGGCAGTATACGCCGGGTAAGCATGAAGTTGTCGCCGTCGTCGAGGTCGAAGTCCGACGACTGGATATAGCTGTCCATCGGGAGATCGTCGTCGTTGAGGCCGTTCTCGTGGTTGTAGAGGAACCCGCTCCCGGTCGTGACGGTGTCACCGACTAGCGTAATAGGAGTATTAGCCGCCTGCGGATTCTGCCGCAGCGGGGTGTCAAGCCACGCCGTCCGGTCGATGGTGCCATAGTACCAGATGCGCTCAAGGTGGTTATACACCACGTAGGCGTTGTTGTAGTCGCTGTCGGCAGTTGGGTAAAACCACCAGATTTCGTTCCACTGCTCGTTGGTGCCGCAGACGATCTGGTCCGACTGGTTCAGGTTGATGTTGTTGAAGACGTGGTTGCGCAGGGTGCACGGCAGCGTCTCCACGCGACCGGTGTAGGCATAGAACTTGTCCTGCCCCATCCAGTAGGTGATGTTGGCCGCTGTGGCCATGGCACGCGGCGAAGCGACCGAGATATTCTCCGCATACTCCTGAAGCCCGAACACGTCGGTCGTACCGAGGAACTGGAGCGTGTAGAGGTTGGTGTCGGTCCACACGAGGATTTCCTGCCGGGTCGGCAGGGCGCGCACGATCTTGGAGCCGCGAGACACCCGGAGGTCGCCAGCAGTGTTGGTCTGGGTTGGGGTCCAGTCGCCCGGAGTATCTTGGTCGGCCCAGCGGATGAGCAGCGGGTCGAAGTCCGCTGTGCTGGTTGACCCGAAGGGTACCGCGCCGAAGGCGATGAGGTGCTTGTCCTGCTGCGATACCAGCAGCTGCATAATCTCGATGGGTACCGCGTTGGGGTCGTAACCTTCATCGTCGGCATAATCCACAAGACGGATAGCCTTGGTGTTCAAAGCCGTAGCCGGGTCAGCCGCAGTGCCGCGCACCCACCAGTAGCCCTCGCCGTTGCGGATGTTCATCACGAGGTCGTTGTCGAAGTTGTCGAACCACCAGTCGCGCTGCGGGAGGAAGATGGGCGAGCCGGTTGCACCGAGACCCCAGCTGCTGCGACCCCACGTACCAGCACCCCAACCAAGACCCGCTACGGTGATGGCGTTGCCGGGTTCGATCTCATAGCCAATGATGATGGCTGTGCCGCCCGCGTTGCTGACGGTTGAGGTCGCTGGGGTGTCCACCACGAACGAGAAAGAGTCGGTGTCGATGACCGTGATCTGGTGGTTGCCGTTGATCTGGCTGACCGGGATGCCCCCGATGGTAGGCCCGGCCACACCGCTGATCTGAACGTAGGAGCCAGTCACCGCACCGTGCGCGCTGGCAAGGTTGATGGTGATCGTGGTGCTGCCGTTGGTCGTGTTGACGCAGTTGTCCGTCGCTGGCGTGCTCATAGTCGGGTTCGACGAGCGCAGCGGGGTAATGTCGTAGTAGAAGCCCCCGACCTCGATATAGGCTTTCTCGTTGGTCCCGATGGCGAGGAGATTGTCCGAGAAAGTGGTGATCCAGTTCCACATCTGACGGCACACGCCGACGAACGTGTTGGGGGTTGCCTTGACCCAGCCGCCCAGCTTCTCCGGGTAGCCGGAGCGGAACCTGATCTTGTCGCACTCGTACCAGCCGCCCTCGTTGGAGTAGTCGGTCTGGTCGCGGTTGACGCCCGGTTTGAACTGGAGCTTGATGAAGGCCATTATAGCTGTGCATCCGCTAGGAGTTCGATGGTTGCGCTGTCGAGCACAGTGGTGGTGCCGGTGCGCCGGATTTCGACGAGAAACTCGCAAAGCTGACTATCATTAATAGCCGCAGTACGCGTCCATGTCTGAGTGGTCGATAGGGCCACCCACGTGCCGGTGGTGCCCGAGCTCAGCGAACCAACATTCACAGTCACCCGCGCTTCGTAGTTGCCCGCTTCAGAGGTCGGCGTGCACCACTGCTCAAGGTTGGTGAAGGTGGTGTTGACCAGCGACTGGACTTGGCCACCAGAAGTCAGGCGGTAGCCTGCGGTTGCACTGCGCGCACCGCCCGTCGCATCAACGATGTTCTGGTTGGAGATCGAGATGACGACATTGCTGGTGCCGTAGAAGCTGGCAATGCTGATCTGCCCCGAAGAAGGGACAGGACCATTCGTACCGCTCGTGCCCGGAGGAACCAGCCCGCCACCCGCATAATACTCGTTGATCGAGATGGGGTTCGTACCGCCAAACTCGGTCTGGATGTCTGCGAGTGAAAGAGGGCCGGAGGTCGGCAGCGGCATTACTTCACCCCTACAACTTGGGCACGCAGATCAGCAACCTCGGCACGCAGCTCCTTGATAGCCTCGAAAGCCACAGCGCAGAGCTTCTCGTAGTCCACCGCCAATGTGCCGTCCTCGCGCTCGCGCACGGCCAGCGGGAATGCACCCTGCACATCCTGAGCGATGACGCCAAAGTCCTGCTTGCGGATGAAGTAGCCATCCGCACCGCCATGGGCTGCGATGTAGGCATCGGTCCAGTCGAAGGTCTTGCCACCGATGGTGCAGACCATATCCAGTGCGCCCTTGATGGGGGCGACGTTTTCCTTCAGGCGCGCATCCGACGAGAAATAGGCCGTGACGTTGTTGGTCGCCCGGATTTCACCAGCAGTGCCGGAGGCAGCAGTGCCAACGCCAAGGCTGTTCACTTGGTAGTTGTTGCTGGTGTTCAGCGCGTTCGCAGTGGTCGCCGTAGTAGCCGTCGTCGCAGAAGTAGCAGACGTTGCTGACGTAGCCGTAGTTGCCGACGTGGCCGTAGCGGCGTTGCCGCTGATGTTGATACCCCACGTGCCCGTTGCGCCAGAGCCGTTGGTAGAGGGCACATCCAGAGCCGTGCGCGCATTCGCAGCCGTCGTAGCCCCAGTGCCACCGTTGAGGATGGGAAGCGTGCCCGTAACCTGCGTGGTCAGGCTGACGCCCGAGAGAGTGCCACCGAGGGTAAGCGAACCCGAAGAGGTCACAGTGCCCGTGAGGGTAATGCCGTTGACCGAGCCAGTGCCCGACACCGAGATAACCGTGCCGGTACCAGTACCCACCCCGATGGCGGTGCGGAAGTCCGCTGCGCTCAGTGCGCTGACCGTGTTGTCCGCGTTGAAGCGCGGGAAGGTGATCGCACTGGGGTTGGTGATCGTGAAGATGTTGCCGCCCAAGGTGGTAGCACCAAGAGCCGTGCGGGCACCGCCCGCAGTTGTTGCACCCGTGCCCCCGTTACCAATCGGGAGTGTGTCGATGACTTGCGTAGCGAGGCTGACGCCCGAGAGCGTACCGCCAAGGGTCAGAGAGCCGGAGGACGTCACGGTACCTGTGAGCGTAATACCGTTAACCGTCCCGGTACCACCTACTGACGTAACCGAACCATTCCCGGTGCCTGCTCCGAGATTTGCCCGCGCAGTCGCAGCGTCCGTAGCCCCCGTTCCGCCGTTGGCGACCGCCAGAGCGGTACCCGACCAGTTCGAGTTGTTGATGCTGGAGAGGACAGCGAGCGAGCCAAGGCCAAGGTTGGTGCGTGCATCCGCAGCCGTCGAAGCCCCCGTGCCGCCATCGGCAATGGCAAGGTCGGTGATGCCGGTGATCGAGCCGCCAGTGATGGCGACAGTGTTTGCGTTCTGGGTGGACATCGTGCCCAGCCCGAGGTTGGTCCGCGCACCCGAGGCAGTGTTGGAGCCTGTGCCGCCAGAAAGGATCGGGAGCGCCGTGGCGAGCGTCAGCGACGTCAGATGGGTGGTGACGTCCACCACATCGGTGCCGTTGGAGTAAACCCACATGGTCTTGCCCGCAGGAACGGTGACGCCGTTACCAGCAGCGGTCTTGACGAGGATCGAGTCCGCGCATTCGTTGATGACGATGTACGGCTTCTCGATGCTGGGGACCACGAGGTTGCGGGTCGAGCCACCGGTCGTACCGATGCAGCGCAAGCGCATGTTGCGCGCAGTCTGCGTGGTGTTGGTGTCGGTCAGGGTCAGCGTGACGTTGCCGCTGGAAAAGCTGACATCCGCCGAGCCGACAATTGCCTCTTCGAGAGCCGTGCCGAGGTTGGTGTTGGTGACGTTGCCCCATGTCGTGGCGTTCTCACCGGTCGCCATGAGCTGGATTTTCAGGTTGCTATAGGTGCTCGCCATCTCAAGTCCTTACGTCGGTATCTGTACCCAGATGACGGTGTTGCCGTCGTTTACCTGCGTCCAGTTGCCTGTCTGCGCGTCGTCCACCGGTTGCCAGTTCGGAGTCTGGTTGTCGTTGATGACCCCCCAGACGAGTGGCGTGGTAATTCTTCCGACGGCTTGTACACCAACCAAAGTCACATTGGAACTGATTACGACGGTAGGCGTAGTGACCGCACCGGTAGCTTCTACCCCGGTAACCGGCACCTCTTCGGAAATGATGATGACGACATCACCAAGGGCAGAGACCCCTGAAACGCCAGTGACGACGACGCCCGCGCCGGATGAGGTATCCACCGTACCGAGCGCACCTTGGGCCTCCACGCCATCTACGGTGGTGGTAGCGCCAGCACTGGCCTCAGCGGTGCCTAGCGAAGCAGTGGCTTCAAGCCCAGTAACGGTGATATTATTGTCGGACCGGACTTCGACCGTGCCAACTGCGCCAGTGGCCTCGACCCCGGTAAGGGTAAAGTTGTTCGTAGCAGTGATGGTGACGGTGCCGATGGCACCCGTGCCTATGTCCTCGAAAACAGGGATCGAGATGCTGCCGCCAGCAGAGACGCCTACGCCATCGTTGATGGCTTCGCCGGAGACGCCCGTTACGGTGGTCGCAACGTCGTTGGTCTCAAGGATGTCGGTAAACGCAGTCGAAGCGAAGGGAGAGAAGCCAAACATGTCGAACCCCCTCCTTTCGCTTCGGGTTGCGTGTGGTTAACCTACCAGATCATTAGCCGCCGAGGAACTGCGACATTGCACCTGCGGCAACGGCGATGGCAGCAAAGATACCAGCGACCTTGGCCTTCCAGCCGAGCTTCGGCTTATCGCCGTCCATAGGGGCAATCTTGTCGGCAGCCTGCTTGAGCAGGGCGTATTTGCCGATGCGGCCAATCATTTTCTTCGGGTCCATAAGGTCCTCCTTAGAGCCAAGAAGCGTACTTCTTGGTCTTCTGTTTGCGGTCTTCGAGGCCATGAGTGCCCCCGTTGATCCGCTTAGTCAGCGCGAGGATCGCACTGTCTGTGATGCCCTGATCGCAGATTGACCAGAGCTTGTTGCGGTCGAAGAACCATAGGGCGCTTTCGATAGCCAGATCGTCAGCCACAAGGTCCGGGTTGTCCATGAGGTCGGGGCGGTTGATGTACTCCGACAGCGCCTTGTAGTTGTCGTGGCCCGTGAGCTGGAGGAAACCACGCCCACGGAACTTCCACCCGTCGCCGCTGCTCTCAGGACCGTTGCCCATGCGGTTGGCATAGACACGGTTGGCGATAGCCTGCGGCTTGCGGGCATACTGCGCAGCCAGCGCATCGGTCGGGAAGTACTTGCGGAAGATGTTTCGCAGCCCTTTGGCGCTGTAGTTGAGGTTCTCGCTGGTGGCCCGCCACCCCCCACTCTCGTGGGCACACTGGGCGAAGAAGTGGGCACCCCGGTTGCGGTTCAGCTTGAAGTGCGCGCAGGCGGCTTTGAGCGTGTTGGGGCCGAAAGCCCCATCAGCCGGTACGCCGATCTTCTGCTGTAGTCTTACGAGGCTCATTGGTTCGGGTTCCTCCAGTCAGGAAAATCGTTTTCATCGACCACGCCGTCGTTGTTCGCGTCGTACCGCAGATCGTTGCGGTACTTCTCCCACGGCTCCATGTCGTCATCGTCGTCGTCGTCCTCGGGGGTATCAACAAAGACGGTGCCGTTCGGGTCGTTATAGGTCTTTGGCGCTTCAGGCTCGACTTCAGGCTCGGCCTCAGGCTCAGGCTCGGGCTCGACCGGAGCTTCCTTGTCCCGCGCATTGGCGTTGAGGCTCAGACCCCCCAGCAGGCCGACAAAGGCACCGATGATGGTCTGGAAGGCCGGGTCAACCATGTTGAGGATAGCCGCGCTGTCCACAACGCTGTTGGGCACAAAGAGGCCGATGACGAGCGCCGCCACCACAACGAGGACCACAGCGGACAGCGTGACGATAGCCACGCGGATCACGAACTCGATGGTGTCATTGACACCCTCTCGCTTGCTTTCGAACCGATCCCAGAAACTCACTGTTCTTTCCCTTCTTCCTCGTGCGGCGGCTTTTTCGGCCTCACGCCGCTACTACCCTGTCCCGCCATTAGTCCGGCCAGCGCGCCGACGATGAACGTTGCAATCGGATTAATCAACTTGAAGAACTCCGCGTCGTTGGGCGCTTGCCCATCCATCGGCTGCGACACGAAGATCAACGAGTACAGAACCGTTGCCACGATAAACATAAGCGTCACCGAGAGAACGACGCCTACGATAAACCTTAGCAACTCCTCGGGTGTCCATTCATTTGCTGGCTTCATCGGCAGGCTCACTGGTCGTGATGAGGTACTCTGTGCAGTACCCGGATGCTATGCACTTGGGCTTCTGGCATTCCGGCACTTCCCAGTTATCGGGGTCTTGGCACTCGTAGCGGTAACGGTCTTTGCATCCCGCCAGCAGCACAGCAGCGACAACAAGCGCAAGAACCCCTCTAGGCATCGGCAGCAGCCCATGGCAGCGGGGGCGTCACAACCGGTGGGTCGATCTGATCTTGGATTTGCTGGGCGACGCTGGCTTCGTAGGCCGCAACCTGCTCAGGACCCATCGAGGCGAAGACCCAGCCGAGCACCTGCTCCTGCGTGAGATCAGCATAGGGAGTGAAGGGTGCGCTGGCGTCGAGAGTGAGCGTCTGCGCGCCATAGACGTAGCCGCTGTACGTCCCGTCTGTCCCGGTCAGGGTCCAGTGAACATTGAAGACCACGTCGGTCTCGTTGTCGTACTCCGGGTAGCAATCCATCTGGATGACGGCCCAAGTGTTGGTAACGGTCATGGGTTGGTTCCTTCTTGCGGCGCGGGGGCTTCGACCCACGTTACGGTTTCTTCGTCCCAATAATAGGGCTTCCCATCCTGCGGGTATGCCACAGGTGCGCCCCAAAGGCACGTATCTTCGTCGAGCACCCAAGACGGGTAGGGCTGCGGCGGGATGAAAGCATCGCGCACCGGGTCATAGGTATAGCCAATCCCGGCGAAGTTCTTACGCAGCGGGCGTCCTTCGGGATGCTGGCCACCGTGCGTGTTGTACGAGGTCTGCACCCACAGCGTGGAGTCGCCAAAGAGACCGGTGTCGATAACGTCCTGCTCAATGACCAGCACCTCGGTGACGATGCCGTCGATGACTTTGGCGAAGTGGCTCATGCGGTGTAACTCCCGGATGAGTTGAACTGCATGATGGTGTTGGACCCGCTGGTCGTTACCGTTGGGGAGCCAGTGGTAGTGCCGGAGTAGCTGGCGGTTGGAACAGAAAGGATCACGACGCCAGAGCCGCCATTACCACCAGTCCTAAGCGTGCCATTGCCTCCAGCGCCGCCTCCGCCGCCCCCGGTATTAGCAGAACCAGCCGAGCCGTTAGCACTGGCCCCGCCATTACCACCACCGCCAGCGCCGCCCGTACCAGCGGTGCCCGAAGTGCGCTTACCACCCCCACCGCCGCCAGCGTACGTCACTGACGTACCCGTTATAGAGCTTGCGGAGCCCGCCCCGCCATTGCCAGTTGCACCAGAGGCTCCGACTGCCCCTGCACCGCCACCGCCACCGCCCCGTTGAGCGTTTGCATCGGTAGTCGAGTTTTGTCCTGCGCCACCCGCGTTACCTTGACCAGATGTGCCAGATGCGCCGGGAGTAGAACCGGGCGAAATAAACGTACCCGAACCGGCCCCGCCGGAACCGCCGCTTGTCGGGGATATGATCTCAACCCCGTTTCCAACAGCAGAGCCGCCACCGCCCCCACCTGCGGCTGTCAACCCAAGTGCTACAGAGTCACTACCAATACCACCGGTATCTACTGATCCCGGGGCCGCGCCGCCTCCGCCAACGGTTATGGAGTATGTAGTGCCGGGGGTAAGGGTCGAGGAGCCGCTGAGAAGACCCCCCGCGCCGCCGCCACCCGTGCCAGTGTTAGTGCTGGCAGAACCACCCGCGCCGCCACCAGCGACGATAAGGTAACTGGCCGAGTATGGGGCTTTACCGCCCATCCCAGCGAGCGCCGCGAGGACACCGGTCATGTGACGTTCCCGGTCGCCACCCATTCAGTAGCGGCCACCTTGATGCAGGTAGCAAACCCGCGCTGGGCGAGCGTGCGAGCGCCCGTTGTAGCGGTGCCAGCCAGTCGGAGCGTGTCGGTGGTGATGCTGATCGTCTGGTTCGAACCGCTGTTGTTGTAGATGACCACCGTCGTGCCGATGGGGAAAGCAACAGAGCCGTTAGCCGGGATCGTCACGCCACCCGTAATTGTGACCATCTTGCCTTGGTCGGCCAGCACCAGCGTGTAGCCGGAGCCTTGAACGTTGGCGGGTAGACCTTTGTAGCCGACCGCGTCTGCGAGGTCAGAAGAGGTGATGCTGCCCGTGTTCGATATGGAGAAGCGGGTGTTCGCGCCGCCAGTGCGGAAGTTAATCGACCCGCCAGCCCCAAAGTTGTCGAAGAACAGACTGCCCTGTAGAGTGCGCGCAACCAAGTTTCCAGCTTGGTCCATATCGACCGTGCCGGTGCCCCCGACTGTGGCAAACGCAAGGCTAGATTGTGTCGCCGCTCCCGTCGTCGTCAGCCGCAGCACAGTGGTGTTTGCGGAGGAAATCTGAAGGTTGGCGTTTGGCGCGCTTGTCCCGATCCCGACGTTGCCGCTGGCGTTAACAACCATCCGGTAGGTTGCTGCCGTGTCATCGAATAGGACAAACCCCAGACTTTCCGACCCTATCGTATAGCGACGGAAGGAACTGGCGCTGAAGTCCATGTATCCGTTTGCCGTACCGGCCACCGAGAGCAGGCGGGTAGGCGAAGCCGTCCCAATCCCAACGTTGCCTGCGCTGGTGATGCGCATGCGTTCGGCGGTATTGGTGACAAAAACCATGGGTGAAGCGGTAACGGTCTGGAGATAAAAACCTGCCGTTTCCGCAAGGATATTTGCAGTGCGAGTCCCATTAAACCCAAGGTCAACCCCGCCGTAGGTCGTACCGTTAATCTGCAACATGGTTGTGCCGGAAGAGTTAATCCCAACCGACCGGGTGTAGAAGCGGCCAAATATATCCGGCGTGGTCGTACCGATCCCGACATCGCCCGCACTGGTGATGCGCATCCGCTCGGTGTTGTTGGTGCCGAAAGACATAAACTGGTTAGCGCGGTTGTAGAGGTACGTCGCGCTTCCAGAATCTTGGGACAAAACAAATTCTGCGGCTTGGGCGTTTCCGTTCGCACGGATGCTGATTTCAGCACCAGCCCCAGCTCCCCGCGCAATCGTAAGCGCAGAATCCGGCGAGGTCGTCCCGATCCCGACGTTGCCGTTGTCTTGGATGGTAACCTGCGACGTGAACGTCCCCGACTGGCGCTTACCGATGTTGAACTTCCAGCCAGTGCCGTCCGTGTCGTACCAGAGATTGCCGCGCTCCGGCGAGGAGCTCGTGCCGGTGTTGAAGCCCACGTTGCCGGTAGCCGAAGCAACAGCCAAGCGCCCCAACGGGTTATTCGTCCCGATCCCGACGTTGCCGCCGCTAGGCTGCAAAAGCAGATTGTAAACGGCGGTGCTCCCGTCGAACCTCTGCTGTTGGATGTAGCCATTGCCGTCCGAGATTGTGCCGACGAGCATCCCGTAAGCAGTTGCAGGGCCGATGCTGACGCCGCCAACACCGCTACCCAATGCGGGTATAGAGACGGGCGGGTTAAAGGACACACTCAACTGGCTGGGTGGCGAAGCCGTACCGACCCCGACGTTGCCGCCCGCAGGATTTAGGCTGATCGGCCACGGTGTAGACGTGTACCCGGCGTTGTCCTGTTTACCCTGCAACCACAGCGCAAAGCTACCAGACGAATACCCACCGATGGCAAGCATCGTGGTGACGTCGAGGCGGAACTCAGCAATCCCTGAAGCAGCGTTAAGCGTTGGGTCCCCAGCAGCGCCGCCGACTGTAAATTTTACATTTGTGGCGGTCGTCCCAACCCCGAGGTTGCCGCTACCGCTAAGGCGCATGCGTTCGGTGTTGTTAGTGCCGAACAGGAGTGGTGTGTTCAGCTGGTTGATGAGGTATGCCGCGCTCGCTGCGGACTGCAAGTAGAGGCCATTCGTACCACTATTTTGCAGCTGGAGGTAGGTATCACTCGTGGAGTTAAGCACGGCAGTGGCGGCAGATGCGCCCGAGTTGACATCCAGCCTTGCCTGCGGCGCACTGGTCCCAATCCCAACATTGCCGCTGCTGTTAATGCGCATGCGCTCGGGAGCCGCTGCCGACAGAGCTCCTCGAAAGATGTGGAAATCTGCATCGTAGTAGTTGTCGGAACCGCTGAGGCCGACAATCACCCTTGAGTTCGATGCTTCTACTTGCAGCTTCCCTAAGGGCGAAGCCGTCCCGACTCCGACGTCGCCCGCAGCGGTGATGCGCATGCGTTCGGTGTAGTTGGTGTACCAGACGTGGGGGCCGCTGTTTGCGGAGTAGTTCAAGGAACCCGCGCCGCCGAAGCTGGCGTAGGACGCACCGCCCGCCCAAATCTGCGCTCGCGCCCCCGTGTTGTCAAAGAACGACAGGCTCCCAAACCCGGTGGCATCCGTGTTGGTGATGCGCGTCGTAATAGCGCCGCCAGCGGCAGCCCCCCTTACTTCGAGTTTATCACTGGGGCTTGTGGTGCCGATCCCGACGTTGTTGCTCTCGTCGTAGTTGACCGACTTGTCCGCAGGGTAGGTGACGAAGACGTCCTTGGTGCCAGCGGCAAAGTCCACCAGCGCGTTAGCGTTACTCGACTCCAGCACCGTGGTGCGGGCGAGCGTCGGACCAGTGGACGAATAGGTACCAATGCCGACTTCCCACTGGGAGCCAGCATTGATCGTGTAGTAGGTCGTGTTGCCGTTCCCGATTACCGAGAAGTTCTGGTACCCGGTCGGTGCGGTCCCGCTGAGCGTAACCGTGCCAGTACCAGTCGTAGTGGTGGTGTCGCGGACACGATCAGCGAGAACAAGGGGCATTACGCAATCCTGATGATGGCGGTGGTGTTGGTTGCCGTCGGGAAGATGATGGTGAAGTCACCGTTGGTCGAGGTCTTGTCCGACCCGAAGTCCAGCACCGCCACAGCCGCATTGGTCAGCGTGGTGTTGGCGTTCGAGTTAGCCGACGGCGTGTTGTTGTAGATCAGCGCGCCACGAGCCGTGATCGTCGCGTTGGCGAAGGTCAGGTCCGAGAAGTCGGTGAAGCCGGTGCCGGTCGAAGCGTTGTTGTTCGACGTGACGACCCCAAGGCGCGTCAGCGTGCCGCCACCAGCGGTGTAGTTGGTGCCCGAGGACGAGACTTCGTTCGACGTGGTATACGCCGTGGTGTTGGCATCAAGGTCAGCCGACGAGGTGTACAGCGCGAGCTTGAACGTGTCGCCACCAGTGGCGCGGAAGTCGTGCACGGCGAGCATAAGCTCGGCCTTGAAGCTGGTGCACATGGCTTGTGTAATCGGCATTTTGGCCTCCTTATGCGTCGAGGATCGGGATCAACTCTGGGTGCCCCGCCTGCTTGAATTTGTTCACCAGAGTCACGTTGTGCGACCGCACAGCCTCGTGCATGTAGTGGACGAGCACCTGACGGATGTTGTCCTTGAAGGCTTCGGCTTGATCGCGGATAGCCGGATGGGTGCTGCTACCGACGTAGATGATTTTGTCGAGGGCGCGCTCAGCGATCTCCTCAGGCGTGAACCCACGCCCATCGGTCGCCATGACCATCACGCTGCCGACGTCGCTAAGTCCGTTGAACATTGGTTACCTCACTGGGTAGCGGACTTGGCCGCTACGATACATATCCTGACGGTTCTTGCCTTCGCCCAGCTGCTTCAGCATGGCCATCGCCTCGTCGTACCGCTTCTGGTACCCGGTGATGACGTCCTGCTCGCCCTTCATGAAGGTATAGGCTTCGAGGAGAGAGCCGTAGAGCAGCACGCTGTCGAAGTTGTCACCCAGCCACGACGTCCCCGCCTCCACGATGGAGGGCGGGTAGTAGAAGTAGTGCAGCTCGACCACGTAGTCGTCGTCCGGCGTCGGCCCAAGGATGTAGGAATTTTCATCGAAGTAGGCGTAGCAGTACGGAAGCCCCTGATCGTTGGGGTTGGGGTACGCCTGCCGGATGAAGTTCACATCCTTGTTGAGCAGATACTCGTAGTTGCCGTCCCCATCGACCACAGCCAGCGAGAAGTTGGCGAGCCAGTCCGAGGGCACCGAGAGGTACTTGTTCCCAGCGGTGACGTTGCCGGTCACGTTCTTGCGCAGGTCCAGAAGCTGGACCATGTTGAAGACGCGCTGCTCGGCCTGTTGGATGAACGTGTTGATCTGTTCGGTGGACGTCAACGTCACCGAGCTGGAGCCGTCAGAACCGGTCCATGAGGTGTTGGGGAAGTCGTTTTCGACGTACCCCTTGATCGTCTCGAACAGCTCAGCGTAGTTCATCAGCCCATCTTCTTGCTGTGCCCGGTCCCACGGGTGGCTGCGCCGGTCCCACGGGTCTTCTGCGTCTGAGTGTTGGCCACCTTGTTCGGATAGCCGTTGTTACCAAGGTCAGCCTGCGTGTAGACCTGCGGCATCTTGCTGTGCATCTTAAATGCCCTTCTTCGATACGCTACGCACCGACTTCTTCTGGTTGGCGATTTTCGCCAGATTGCGGCCCATCGCCTTCATCTGAGCGTTGGTCTTGCCGCCCTTGGCCAGCTTGGTCAGCGGCTTGCCGGGGTGCATCTTCTTCTCGTGCTTGTGCACAGCAGTCTTAGCGTCCATCTCAGTTCTCCGTCTGCACAGTCACTGTGCCTACTTGCCCAGCCCCTAGTAGCGTATTTGGAAGCCCAGATAAACCCAAAGGATCGTTGAGGCCGACTGGGTTCCAGCCCCACTGGATTACGCGGCTACCGCCCGATGGCGTGCCGAAAGCATCGACGTCTTGGGTCGGAACACCGACCGTGTCGATCTGGAGGCCGGTGAGGCCACCCTGAATGTAGGTCGTGTCCGGGCGCGGGTTGCGCAGCGCCTGCGGGTCATCAACCGGGTACATGCCGAGCTGGAGCTGCGGCTGGTCAGGTTCCCAGCAAGACGGGCACACGAGGATGTTGACGTTCTTCGTCTTGATGACGAGACGCCGAAGCTGCTTCAGCTTATAGCGAAACCCACAGCGGTCGCATTGGCTGATTGCATATTTACCAGAGGCGAACCGGTTCGGCACACCGCCCCCTAGTAGAACATCTGACGCGGCGCGATGCGCAGCGCGGCCTTCTCACGATCTTCGTCTGCTGCCTGCTGCCAGAGCTCCTCATACTCCATCTTGAGCATCTGGGTGCGCTCCAGCGCGCCGGGAATCTTCTTCGACAGATGGTAGGCCAGCCCCGCCACCATGCACGGCAGGAAGCGGAAGGGGATGTCCTGCGTCGTGATACCGTTGCCCGCATCTTGGATGCGCCGGAGCCGCCAGTAGACGAAAGTGTAGTAGTCGCTCTGCTCCGGGGCAGGCCAGACGTTGATCTGGGGATAGGCTATCCCGCTCACCGGCTCGGTCGCACCCGACTGGCGGTTGATCCACACCTGAATGGGACGACCCTGAGCGTTCTTGTTCGGGATCGTCGAGTAGGTATCGACGCTGATGCGCGAGATGTTGATGTCCGTCTGACCCTGACCGGTCTGCGTGCGGATGACGTGGTCGAGGAGATCAATCGTGTCGATGGGCAGGTCGTAGACAATCTGCCCCTGCACCATGGGGATCGAGCCCTGCTCGATGGTCCACAGGTTGATGCCCCGGTTGGCCCACTCGATGGTCAACAGGTTGAGGCTCCGACGCGCAGTGCGCAGGTCGTAGCCCGTGCGGAGCTCAGCGCCGCAACGCTCAAATGCCTCCTCAACGAGCTCGTTGAGATTGAGGTTGAAGGATGTAGCGCCGCTGGTGGTCATTTCTTTCTCCGAGCCGCCTCTACGCGCTTGGGTGCCCCCGCAGGTTGCCCGAGCCGCTTCTTCTGCGCGATGCGCGTCTTCTTCTCCGTCGGAGTCATTTCCGAAGCGGTCTTCGGGGTCTTATCAGAAACACGCTTGGTCGGTCTACAGTAAGGAGTGCCGCGCTTCTCCCCGGGCTGTCTGCCACAGGCTTTGCCCGTGCGGACATCCTTCCAGTCCTCCTTGAACCAACGCTTCAGCGCAGCGCCTTTTTCGGTCTTACGAACGGCCACCTTTGCTACCCCAGTTCTTGGCACCGACCTTCCGGCACTTGGCGATAGCACCGGAGGCATAGGCGGAAGGGAAGACTTTGTAGCGCGCTTTGACCTTGTTGTAGCACTCGTCCTTGACGGAGCCACCCTTAGCCATACGCTGCAACGTCTTGCGCTTCCCTGCGGGCAACGCCCGCCCCATGCCTCGGCACTTCATCTACTTCTTCCTCAGTCTACCCAGCAGCTGGGCGAACCGCGCCCGCTGCCCGAGTTTCCCGGGCTTCTTGGCCGCAGCAGCTAGTTTTTTAGCTGGGATTTTCTTTCCCTCAGGAGTGCCAAGCTGCGCACGGAGTGCGCCGGGCTTTTTGATCGCCTTTTGGATGAAGTTGGCCTTGCCGCCCTTCGCATATACCGCGACATCGTCAGGGTTGTCCTTCCGCTTGATGATCTTCTTGCCCGGCATCTTCGATGCCCGCATGGCTCCCATGCCACGGCTGGGCCGCATTACTTGCAGCCCTTCATCTTGCCGCCACGGGCCATCTTCGGCATAGCTTTGCCGCCCTTAGCCATGGCAATCATCTTGCCCTTGGTCTTGCCCTTGTGGGCAATGCCGTCGGCGCGCTTCGAAGCCGAGCCACCCTTGGCGTAGCCGGTCGGGGCCTTAGCGGTGTCTGCCGAGTGACCAGCGGAGCCGCGCATCTTCATACGATTCATCATAACCTGTCCTCCTTCTGCACGCGAAACGGACCGCCTATCAGCCGCCTCGAATTCCTTGCCCACCTTCTGCGACACGCCGACCTTCTTGGCGAACTCGGGGCTGTTAGCCACCGCCCGCATGAATCTGGCCTGCTTGGCGCTCTTACTGGGCATCAACCCTTCCTCAGACCGTCGAGCTTGTCTTCGAGACGCTTGAAGGCGCTGTCGAACCGCTCACCCAGCTTATCGACCGTAAGGTTCATTTCCGCACGGGTCACATGGTCCCGGGCGATCTCCTCGCGGGTCTTGTTGAGCAGGATCGTGATCCTGTCCAACTCGTCGAACTTGCCCTTAAACATAAAGCCAAGGACCGCTACGACGCCGCTGAGGATGACGTTCCATACCATCATCTCCATGTCAGCAATTCCACGCCCGAAGAGACTTGTTGATGCGGCTATTGGGGTCATTGGCAGTCTTCTTCGACGTGAGCTTCTTCTTCATGCCCTTCATCCGAGCGCAGAAGCTATCCCGGCGTGAGCCGCCTTCTGGCTGCGGGCGCTTGAGCCCCGGCTTGCCGGGGTTAGCCTTATTGTACGAAGCGCGCCCTTTGGCGTTGAGACCCCCCTTAGGGTTCTTACCCTCTTTGCGCTGCCATGCGGGGGTCTTTGCCATCAGACGAACCTTCCCTTCGTCTTGCCCTTGCGGGCGATGCCGTCGGCGCGCTTTGAAGCTGAAGAGACAGAGCCGCCCTTGGCCATCTTCTTGGCCTTGGCCTTGACCTTACCACCCTTGCGCATCATCGCCCCTGCGGGGGCTTCTGCAATCAGCATGGCGTCTTCGACCGTCGGGCGACCACGCATACCTGAGCGCCGCTCCATTTCGGCTTCCATTACTGCGCGCCGGGCGTTCCTAATCTGCGCCGCCTCAGCCATACGCGGCGCAATACCAGCCATAGGGCCAAGCACTCTATTTGCCGCGCCCAGACCCTTACCGAACACACCCTTACCGGTAAGCGCACCGGCTAGAGGAGATATAGAACCGAGAATTTTACGGATACCCATCACGCTGCCTCCGACTTCGGCACGATCATCGGGTAGAGGACGTCGTTGCCATAGTTGCCCATATATTCCTGCACGCCCATGTGGCCGAGCGAGATCGAGGGATCGACCCAAACCTCGAAGCCCAGTTCACGAGCGCGGTCGCAGAACAGGTAGTCCTCACCGATGTAGCCTTCCTCGGTGAGCATGAAGTCGAACAGGCACGGGATCATGCGGTCCGTCTTCTTGTCGTAGTACTTCCACTCCGGGTGCGCCTCGACCATCTGCTCGAAGACTTCCCGGCGGACCAGCATGAAGGCGGTAGCCACGCGCTCAGCACGGACCAGACCCATCCCGTTCATGGTCAGCTCGCCGTTGTCGTCGTAGTCGAGGTTGGCGATATAGGTCTTGGTCTCGCTGCGCGTGCGCGGCACGCCAGCAACGATGCCCTTCTTCGGGTCGGAACCCCACGCCATCAGGCGCAGGATGTCATCGGGCTCGAAGTTGATGTCGCTGTCGATGAACATGAGGTAGTCGCACTCGGACTCCAGCATGTCCTGCGCCAGCAGGTTGCGCGCCCGGGAAACCACCGAGCAGCCGCAGATCGACCCGATATTGATGCTGATGCCGTGCTGCGGGGCAGCCTGCGCGAAGCGGGCGAGCGACACGGCCAACTTCAAGGACACCTTGAAGTCGTAGGCCGGGAGAGCAATGAAGATGCTCTTCCCGGCTAGATCATAGCTTTTTTGCGCCTGCATAGGTCACCCGTAGAAAACGGTCAGGCTGGTCTGGTTGGTCATCTGGGCGTAAATCCCATTCTGAGCCAAGATGCCCTGTCCCGGGATAAGAAGCGTAACAACGTCATCGCTGGCGTTGGTATCGACCGACATCATCCAGCGAGTGTTGTAGTTGCAAGCTGTACCCGGAGCCACCGTGCCCGCGTTAATGTCGGTCACAGTGAAGGTGTTGGTAGCCGCTGTCTGGATGACGTAGTTACCGTTGGTCGCACCGCCAGCCCCAAAGGTAAGGCCCACGGCCTGACCGGGCAGCAACCCGTGCCCGTTCTTAGTGACCGTGATGGTGTTCCCCGAACGCCCATAGGTAGCCGAAGTTTGCGCAACGGTGGAGTCCCATAGGTTAATAGTCCCAGCGACGTTCGTACCCGTGCCGATAACCCCTTTAAGGCGTGCGCGGGTAGGGACCAGTAGCCCAGACTGGTTAGTGTGGGCTGATAGGACGTCTGTTTGCATGGCCATATAGCCCTCCTATCGAGCTATTACGACGCGGTGGTAACGGCAATCCAAGTGGTGCCGCCGTCCGACACGTACATGCGAGTCGAGGCCGAGCTGCCGTCGCTGCGCAGGTAGAGCGAGCCCTTGGCGGCGGTCACGGTCGGAGCACCCGAACCGAAGTAGACGCCCATGCCAGCGGCAGTGTTGGTGCCGATGAAAGCAGCTGCGCCACCAGCGACGAGCGCCGAAGCACTGCGTGCGGTAACCGTGCCAGTTGCGGCGACAGAGGTCACCGAGGTGGCAGCGCCGAAGGTGCCCGTGACGGTCACAGCACCGGTGCTGGGGTTGATCGAGATGGTCTGGAAGCCGTTCTCAGAACGAACGGGGCCATTGAACGTGGTATTCGCCATGATCTTTCTCCGTGTAGCAGCACAACCTCACACCGTCTCTGCTACGTCTGCTAGGCCAGTCGGTGCGAGTAAAACCCTAGTTGCGTATGGATAACACCAAAAAGAAAAGAGGGGAAGCAGTTTCCCGCTTCCCCTCCCCCTGTTTCCTTAGGCAGCGCCTTCGGAACCGTACATGCCCAATGGGTCGGACCAGCCGAAGCTGTAACGCTCACGGGCCTTGTAGCGAACGTTGCCGGTGTCGAAGTCACCGTCCATGCTGTTCTGCATGGGCGTACGCACGAAGTGCTTGAGGCCGTTCGGCACGTCGGTGGTCAGGAACCACGCGTCGGTGTCGGTCAGGAAGTGGTTAACGGTGTAACCTTCCGGGATCGAGCCGTTCGACTTCAGAGCGTTGATGTCGTTGTCGGCGGTCGCCGTGCGGAGTTCAGTCTCCAGCAGGCGGGTCGCAACGAACATCAGGCTCGGCGGCACGACGAGCTTACGCGGCTTCGCCGCGATGAGCAGGCCACGTTCATCCGTCCACGCCGCGATCTGAATGACAGCCGCTTCAAGCGACGTTTCGTTCAGGTCAGCCGGGGTGCTGGGGATGTTCGAGTTGGTGCCACCAGAGACCAGCGGGTGAGCGCTCGAAAACAGCGGCTGACCGTCGCCACCGGGATAATCGGTGTCGAAGCCGTTGTTGAGGACCGCAGCAGCCTTGGTCTGCTTCGTGTAGGCCATGGCACGAGCCAGAGCCTTGGTGTACCGCGACGACAGCGAGTCGTAGAGGTTGTCTTCGATGGCTTCTTCCGTGAGCGAGAACCCGAGGGCAATCGTCTCATGGTTGTAGCGAGCCGTGAAGACTTCCTGCGCGTTGTCGTAGGCGATGGCCGAACCTTCGTTCTTCACCGGCGCAGCCGAGAAGCCCGAGAGCTTGGTTTCTTCTTCGAACGAACGCTCGGAGGTCTCCGTCTCGAAGATTTCCTTGTGCTCTTCGCCGTAGCGGGCATACTCCAGACCGAACAAGGCGTTCAGGCCGGGCAGAAGCTCCTTGAGGAGTTGTGCGCGTGAAATTGCCATTGCTCAGTCTCCTTATGCGAGGCCAGTGGGGTTGAGGTACTGGTGCATGCCCTGATTCCACTTGACGATGACCTCGGTGTAAGAACCGGGGTTACCCGCCAGAGCGGTAGCAGGAACAACGTCCACCACGCGGATCGGCCACGTCGAGGTAGTACCTTCGGTCGAGTCAACACCGACCTTCGAGTTACCCGTGATGGTCGAACCGACGTTGTTCGCGCCGTTAGCCAGCTTGACGTTCGAGCCGACAGCAGCCTGAGTCAGGAAGCTGACGGTGTTCGAGTTGGTGCCAGCGCAGACGGCAACCTTGAACAGGGCATCCGGGTCGTCGAGGACATAAGCCTGAACGTCGGTGATGTTCGTGGTGCCGGGGTAGTACTGGCGGAAGGTCTTACCAAACACCGGATCGGTGTAGGTGCAACCAAGGAAGACGCCAACCGGAGTAGCAGCGTCAGTGCCGGTGTCCTTGCCAACCGTACCACCAGCCAGCAGCTTCACGACGTCACCATAGAAGATGGCCGTCGAGGAGTTGGTGGCGATGGGCAGAAGGCGAGTCGAACCAGCAAACACCTGCCCACCGATCAGGTTGATCGGGATCAGCCCGTAGGGGCTGTCAACAGAAGGATATGCCATAGTCTAGCTCCTAGCTATTTGCCTTTGCCAAACGACGTAGTCGAACGCTTCTCCCGGAAGAGCGGCATGCGGCTGTCGTTTTCTCTCATGAAGTTGTTGTCCACCGATTCGATCTGGGCACGGTTCTTGTTGGCAAAAAACTGCCGACGCTGATCCATGAACTCAGTCGGAATCTTGCAGAGCAGCAACCCGCCGATTTCGATGTTGTCCTTAAAGCGACTGTTGGGGTCGGCTAGGAAGCTGAGCTTCGGCTGCTCTTCCACCCGTACCGGTTCCCATCCTTCACGGAACTTGGCTGAGACGTTCTTGGCGTCTGTCTGCTCCATCGCAGAGGTGCGAATCCACCTGTAGGCGTATCCGGGCTGGCGATCAGGCTCAGGGAGCCCTCCTGCCGGTGCCCACGATTCCGGGCGGTTCGTACTCGTGCGGCTTTCGTGCTCGCGTGCAACTCTAGTTTCTGCCATTTTCAACGCTCCATCTTCAACATTTCACGAGCATACTGCTCGGGGGTCAGGCCCAGTTTCTTCGCAATGGCGATCTGGGACTGCTTCAGCACGATCTTCTTGGGGGATGTGCTACGAGAAGCTGGTGCGACTACATTAGCAGGCTTAGAGGCGCGTTGAGCCTTCGCAGTGCCTTCGGTCGCTTTGTCTTCCCCGAAATACTCAGGGAAGCGACGGCGCATCGTTGTGTCGATGGCGCTCCAGTATTCGTCGGAGCCCACGAACTGCGGGCCACGTTCTCGTTCGAGCTTCTGGTGTAGCCCGAGAGCAGATGCCGTCATCTCAGGATCAGTACCCCACCACGTATTGCGCTCTTGCCACGCCATGGTCTTGGAGTCAGGCTGAGGAATCTGGACCTGCTGTTGCGGAAGTTGTACCTCGTCCTCTACACCTTGTAAAGTAGGACGATAGCTTGCGAGCTGCTGGAGCTTGTACTGCGCCTGCGCCAGTTTCTCCTGCGCCTCAATAACCTTGTCGGTGTCCGCAGCCTCATAGGCGTCACGGTAGGCCCGACGGGCTTCGGCAAGCTCATACTCAGCGGTCTGCTTGAAGCTACCAACCAGCGTCTGCTCACCCTCGGACAGGGTGGACTTGAGGCGGCGGTTCTCGTCGAGCAGCCGCTGCGCAGCAGCAAGGGCTTCGGCCTGTTCACGCTGAACGCGCTCTTTCTCGCGCCGCTCGTCGTGCCAGACCTTCTTCATCTGCTTCAGGCGCAGCTTGACCTTCTCGGAGTATTCTTCGAGCTCGTCAGCTTCGAGTTCGTCAACGATCTCCTTCGGCATGGGCTCACGCCCACGGTCTTCCTCCGGGGTATCGTCTTCGACGTCGATCTCAGGCTCATTGGAAACAGGGGTGGTCTCGTCCTCGATCTCGAACGAGAAGTCGTCGTCATTCGGCTGGGTAGCCATGGTCTTCTCCTTTGTACGGGTTACGCCCGTTAAGCGCGGGAAATGCCCCGGGGGTCTTCGACAACAGCCTCAACCGCGTCATCGTTGATGATGCGGAACTGGCGTCCATGGATCACGACACGGGTACCGGCGTGCGGGCGGACGAGGATAAAGTCCCCTTCCTTGCACCACGGGCCAGTCGGGAACCGCTTCTCGTCCTTGTAACAGTCGGGGCCGAGCTTTGCGGCGTACAGCACCGTTGCCAGCAGCTCTTCATGCCGGATGGTTTCATCTGCCTTGATAATGCCGCCGTCAGTCACCTTCTCGATGTCCGGGATAGCGCACAGAATGCGATAGCCCGACGGTTCGGGAAGCATCTTGGCCCGTTCTTCTACGGGGAGCTCGGAGGCAGCGCCGACCTTTGGGATCGGGCGACCGGCGAGGTCTACGAGATTAGTCATCGTCTTCCTCCATCCGCTTTGCGGTGTCTGCGAAGAACGCATTTGAGATCATGAGCCCACGGATGATGCCGCAGGTGTACTTGTACTCGCCATGATCCTTGGCTTTGCCGAGGGCGAGATCGTCGCTAAGCACGGCAATCTCGTCCTGTACCTTCTTTGTTAGGTACTGGAGTAGGTCGTTGGTCATTCAGGCTCCTCTGGCTGCTGGGTTGGGGAAACAGGGGGTTGCTCTTGCATCTGGAGCTGGTCGCGGGCGATCTCGACGCCCATACGAAGTCCCTCCATTTGCTCCTTGGCGGACAGGTTGGCCTGATCCGTTGCCATCTTGGCCCCCACTTGGAGGCCAGCGATTTCTTGCTGAGAGGCGATGCGCTTCTCTTCGAGTTCGATACGGTCTGCCTTGTCGGCAGCCTCGATCTGGAGCTTCTGTTTCTTGAGTTCGAGCTCGCCTTGTTTGATCTGGAGCTCAGCCTGCTGCATCTGCACGATGGGGTCTTGGGCCATCTGCTGCGCCTGCTGCGCCTGCGCCTCGGCTTGGTTCTTCTGGAGCAGCTGCGCTGCGGCAGCGGCAGCCAGACGCGAAACCGCCAGCTCGGTGCTCTCATCCATCTCGGCATCAGGCGGAGGCAGCGGCACACCGGCCTGCTGCTCGATCTGACGGCGATACTCGAACGCCAAGTGCTCAGCGATGTGGGCGTTCATGGCAGCCATCATGGCTTGCGCGTTGGGGTTCTGCCCCATCAGCTCAGCGACCTTCGGGTCCTGCATGGCCGACATGTGGACCATGATGTGGGCTTCGTGGTCTTGGTAGATGAACGCCTTCACGGGCTTGCCGTTGATGACGTCCATGTTCTCGCTGACCGGGTCACGCGGCTTCATCTCGTCACCGTCCTTGAGCGGCACGAGCTTCTCGGCGTTCTTGATGCCCAGCACCTCCAGCATCTGCCGGTGCAGGTAGGGCAGGTCGTACAGCTGCGGCGCACCCTGCGCCAGCTGGATAACCGCCTGATATTGCACGATTTTCTGCGCCATGGTGGCGGCGTTGGGGTCCGACACCGGGATGACGTTGACCCGGTCGTAGTCGGACTTCTTGGCCTTACGGTCGCCTTCTTCCGGTTCGTAGCTGTACGTATCGGGCGTATAGTCGCGGATGATGGCCTTGAGGAGGCGGAACTCCTGCTTCATCGAATAGTGGACGCGGGCCTGCACAGCCGACATGATCTTGAGCGTGCGCTCAAGGATGGCCAGCGTCGTACCCACTGGGGCCTGCGCCGACATGTCGCTGATCTTCATATCCGCAGCCGAGGCGAACCGACGGCCTTCCTCAACGATGGTGTTGAGGAGCGAATAGAGGACTTGGCTCGGCTCCTTGTAGGGGAGCGGCATGATGTTGTCGCGCATTGTACCCGATGCAACGTCAACATCACGCCACTCGGCGGGCGCGATTGGGGTGTCGTCGCCCTTCACCCGGAGCCCCTTGGTCTTGAAGCCGCCCGGGAGATTGCTCAGAGTGCCCGCATCGACCAACTGGCGGATGAGGCTGGTGCCCGACTTGGCGAAGGCACCGATCAGGTGGATGAGGCCGAAGGCATAGAAGCCGAAGCCCGGGATGTAGGCGTAGTGGACGAAGTGGTTGCGCTTCGCCTTCTTCTCGTCATCCGGGTTCCAGTTGCGCCGGATGGCCAGCACGGTCTGCGTGGCCTTGTCGATGGTCACCACATAGGGCACCGCGATCTCGGCAGCAGCCTCTTCCTTGGCCATCTTGTCGTCTGGCAGCACCAGATCGACGTGCATCTCCAGCAGCTTGTACCGGTCGTCACTGGTCGCCCGGAAGCCCATCTTCTCAGCGATGGCCTTCTCAACCTCATCGAGCGTATCGACTGGCTCAGGAAGATCGACATCGCGGTAGAAGCCCGACGCCTGTAGCTTGTTCAGCTCGTTGACGGTCTTGCGCATGACGTGGGTCACGCGACCGGCAGTCTCCAGACTGGATGCGCCATAGGGCACCACGACGTCTTCAGCCGGGATGTACATCGCGGTCTGGCGTTCCAGCGACGGGTCGTAATACACCTTCTTGAAGGCATTACCCGCGAGGCCCAGACCCCACAGCATCCGCTCGTGCTCGGGCCGATACTCGACCATCACGTCGGTGAGCTGGTAGTTCATATCGTCTTGGACGCGGGCAGCAGCCTCGCGGGTCTCCGGCGTCTCCCTGCCGATGATCTCTGTCCTGACCGGCCCCTGCGCGGGGAAGGTCTCCATCATGGTCTCAGCTTGGAACTTAACCAGCGCTTCGGAGAGGAGCGGGTGGTAGACACCGCACGCACCGGGCCACGGCTCGGTCCGGTCCTCGACCTTCATGCCGAGCAGCTCAAGGCCATCGACGTATGTCTGTATCCAGTCCTTGCGGCTGGAGATGTCGTCCTCAAAGTCCCCGAGCAAGTCCCCGGCCAGCTCAGTGAGCTGCCCCTCGTCCATGTCTTCGGCCAAGTTCTTGTTGAACTCGTCCTCGTCCACCTCGTCGGGGTCGATCTCGATCTCCATGTCGCCTGCGCGGATGGTGACCTCTTCAGGGTCCTCGATCTCGATCTCCAGCGCGGGCTCGTCGTCCATGAAGTCTTCGGGCGAGAAGCCACGCGGGGCTTGGTTCAGGGCCTTGTCGATGTCCATTTACTTGCCCTTCTTCGGCTTCACGGCGCGGGCCACGGTCTTGGCGACGGCGACGACGGGAGCGACGCTTGTGGCTACGCTGGCCACGGTAGTGGCGACATCTGCGACGTCCTCGATCACATCGAGCACGTTTTTCTTCTTGGCAGCCTGCGTCTGGTTCGCGCCTTGGATAGCGTCGGCGTACGGGACACCTGCTGCACGGGCCTCATTGAAGGCGGTGCGCTGGGTATCGTTCCACTTGCGCCACTGGGTTTTGCCGATGGGGAAAAGCGCCTTGACCATTAGTAGTACCCCTGATGTCTGTTGGACTTGAAATACACGGGATCATCTTCTGCGTCTAGCGCAGTAGTCACATATCCGCCCTTGCGGAACCTGTGCATCGCCATGGACACGGTATCGACATAGTCGTCGTGCTCGCCGCCCGGGAAGCTGGCCACCTCGTCGATGACCTCTTCAGCCCAGTGGGTGCCCGGTGCCCAGACGCGCCCGGAGGCGAAAAGGTCGGAGACCGCGTTGAGACGGCTGATCTTGTCGTTACCCCTCGTCGGGGTGAACTCCTGCACCGGTATGCCCATGGCCCGCATCTCGTAGATGAGCGGCGCACCCGATGCCTTCTTTTCGATGATAACGCTGTCCGGGTCCCAGTCCCGGTACTCCTCAATGGCCGTGCGCTTCAGCGTCGGGAACTCCATGCGGTCCCGGAACGCGTTGAGGAGGATGATATTGGCCTGCTCGATGCCGTTGTCGTCTGGGTGGTAGAACACGCCCCATGTGGTGCACGCCGAATAGTCGGCTCGCTGCGTCTTCTCGAAGGCCGTATCCCAGCTCTGGAGGATGAATTCGCACTGTGGCGGGTCGTCACGCTCCCACGTCTTCCACCACTCGCGCTTCACGATGGCGCTCTGATCCCCGGTCGGGTTCTGCTGGTACTGCGCCATCCACTTCGAGTTGGGCAGTTCTTCCTTGAGGGCCGCAAGCTCCTTGAGGCTCCAGAACTCGGGCCACAGGGGCTGCCCGGAGGGCAAAAGCGCAGGAAATTCAATGACTTCCCACTCGTCACCACCGCGCTGAGCGGCACTTTTGAGCACCTGAGCGGTCAGATCGCGCTTCGACCAGCGCGTCATCACGATGACGATGGCCCCACCCGGCTGGAGACGCTGACGCGGACCCGATGTGTACCACTCGTAGGTCTTGTCGTAGATGTCCGGGTTGATTTCCGCGAGCGCAGCCTCCTGCTCGCTGTGCGGGTCGTCGATGATGAGCACGTCAGCACCCTTACCGGTCACCGCACCGCCCACACCGATGGCGAAATAGTCACCACCTTTGGACGTGTTCCAGCGGCCAGCCGCCTTCGAGTCTGCGCTCAGGCTCAGATCGGGGAAAATCTGGTGGTAGACGTCGGTATCGACGAGGTTACGCACCTTACGCCCAAAGCCCACGGCCAATTCCGCCGTGTGCGACGTCTGGATCACCTTCTTCTGGGGAAATTTACCCAGAAACCACGCCGGGAGCAGGTAGGAGGCGAATTCGGACTTGGTATGGCGCGGCGGCATGTTGATGATGAGCCGTTTGAGCTCCCCACGTGCCACGCGCTCGAACGCATCAGCCATCTTGGCGTGGTGCCGACCCCCGATGAAGGTCGGCCAGACCTCCTGCACGAACGCCATGAACTTATCGCGGCACGCCTGCCGCCTCTTGAGGTTCTCCAGCTTCTCCAGCTCGGCCAGCAGCTGCTCCTGCTCCGCTAGAGACAACAGAGGCAGAATCTTCGGAATGTCATCAAGGTCGATCTCGTCGATCACCTGCATGTTGGGGCGACCCACCTTGGCCATCACTCGTCGCCTTCGGCCTCTTCGGCGTCGATTGGCCGCTCGTACACGCCAAGCTCGTCATCGAGGTCCATACCCGGTGGGGTTACGTCGATCACCTGCGCATTGAGCAGCCGCTTTACCCGCTCCTTGATCGCCGCTTCGAGGGCATCCGGGCTGTTGTAGTTGATCGTGATCTCGCTGCGCTCATTGAACAGGGCAATATCGCTGTGCTTGCCCAGCAGCTCCAGCGCCTTCAGCTCATACTTGGTCTGGCCGCAGTTGGCGATTTCCAGCAGCTTATTGGTCAGCGCGGCGCGCACCTGCCCCACGTCGAAGGCGATGTTCTGCCCATAGGTCTTGAGGAAGCCGCTGGCTGCCAGCGCGGTCGAGTAGTTCTTCAGGGGAGCCGCCTGCTGGCGCTTCGCCACGGCGTCGATCAGGGCTTTTTCACGGTCGTAGGTGACCGGGTCCACTTCCAGCGGGGCACCAAGCTCCTCCAGCGCCTCAGCGGTGTTCGCCGCCACGGAGATTTCCTCCATGAAATTCTGGGTTTTGTCTGGCTCGATGCTGAACGGTACCGGATATTCCGAACTCGGTTCGACTTTTACTCTGGCCATGTGGTGCAGCGTCCGGTTTGAGGGAGCAGTAGCGGCTGTGTAACAGCCTACCGGCGTAGCTGTAAAGGGGAGATGGTCTGGGTGACTGGACTCGAACCAACAACCTCCTGCTCCCAAGGCAGGCGCTCTACCACTTGAGCTACACCCAGATGCGGGCGCAGCAAGCTGCACCCTTAGGTCGTCGGTCGAGGCTTCGGCGTGTTCATGGGACTTTTATACTACCCGGGGGCTAAACACGTCAAGGTACCATCGACGGGGGGTGTTTCCTAAGAGCGCGCCAACCAGATGGTGCCACAAAATAAGAGGGGGAGGGGGGTCGGTTTTCAAAGTGCATCGTCGGATGTGCAAAATAGTATGTATGTATAGGCGGCCCCACTTCGCGTGGTTTTGGGGGGTGGCGGGTAGGTAGGGTCAAGGTAGGAACAAAAAGCGAACCCTACCCCCGCCCCCTGTTTTTACCGCGCCCCCCGCCCCGTTTCATTACCTGAGTAACGAACGCCCGCCCCGATTGCGCCGCGCCCCGTTTCATTACCTGAGTAACGAACGCCCCTCTTGCATTATGTAGCACAATATGAGACAACAATCGGGCGGGGCGGACTGTCCGCTCGCGCCTAGTAATAGAGGGATTTGATACCATGGCTAACCGTAATGCTGCTGCTAACCGCGTGACCGCTTCAAACCTTGTCAGCGCGTCGCTGTCATCTGTTGAGGCGGGGCTGTTGTTGCCGCTCGCCGCGCAAACCGCTGTGCAAGGCAAGGCCAAAATAGACGAGGGCAAGGCCAAGGGAGCCGCCGCGCTTGCTGTGATGATTGCGGGATTTGCCAGCGATGAAATCGCCGCCCGCCCTTGGACGTTTGACATCACAGTGAAGGGCGATGTCCATCATCACGTTGAGACTGTCGGCTATGCCGATAAGGGCAATGATGACGCGGCATGGGCGCGCAACGGCGAGGGCGCGGTCAGCAAGGCGGCGCTTGGGGCGTATAAGACAGCCTTCCAATCCGAATTTTTCAACCTGCCTGAAAATGTCCCTGCCATTTGGACTATGACAGGCAAGGCGATTGACGCCGCCCGCGCTATCCGCGCTGAGGGGATGACAGCCGCCATTGAGGGCGGCAAGCTGGTGCTGACCGGCGGCACGGGTGAACGCGCTGACGCAATGCGCGGCGCGACTAGCCTCAACGCGCTGGCAAAGGCTGTCGGCGGCGAGACTGGCACAAACCGCGAGACGCACGGCAATGCCAAGGGCGCGGGCGAGGGCGAGGGCGCGGGCGATGAACGCCGCGTTGCCACGCCGGAAGAAATCCTGTCGGCGGCGCTTCGGATTGTTGAAGGGGTGAAGCGGGGCGAAGTTGCCCTAACATCTGCCGCCCTGTCCTATGCCCGCCGCATCGCCGTGCTTGTCGCTGCCGATAATGGCGCAGACTTTGACGATTGACCCTAGCGGGGGGCGCAACGCCCCCCGCCCCGCCCTGAACCCCGCTAGGCCATGGCCTAGCGGGGTTTTTTTATGTCCGCAACCCGCGCCGCGTGGCGCGGCCCCGTGATAGTTGATGATAGTTAGGGTGGGCGGTCGGCCTTAGGTGTCGTCGTCCTCGTCGTCATCAAGCCACGCGGACATATCGAAGCTGGGCGTAGGCTTAGGGGCTACGTTGTTATCCGTAACGGGAGGGGGCGCGTCCAATTCGCCA